CCCTCCTCCTTTGAGGTGGTAATCATCGTAACATTCATTCTGTTTCGGTTCAGCGTAGGGTCAATGCCGTTAGCAACGTCCCAAAGCGTGTTATGCCCACAAAGCACAATGTTGTCGCCAGCCATTGGAGCATCGTTCTCCGTGCTTTTATCCCGATAGGCGTCATCAGCAGTAATAACGATATACGCCTTTTCGGTAGCCGATTTCTGTGCCACAGCCGACACGCATCGCCAGTAATATCTGTTGCTTACATTCTCGTAAACCCCAGCTTTGATATTGAAAGTCTGGCATAGTGCTTGGTCGCCCGGCTCCCAATCGTTCGTTATCGCTTTGTCGCCATCGTCCGTGTGCAAGTAACATTTCCAGCCACCACTAACAGGCACAACCTTTTCTATTACAGCATTTGCACCCGACAGCACAATGTTTCCCCCAATGTGCTTATACTCGTCTATCTGTAGGCTGCGGAATATAGCCTTGCCGATTACCTCTAAGTAATCAATCTGCCCGTGCGCTCGCCCCTTTTCGTCAAGCCACACACCAAAGCCGTTAATGGTTCGTTCAAATCCCAATGTTTGGATAGCTTTCAGCAAAGCATTGCCCTCGCCATCAATACCAGCCCCATTGTTAAATGCAACACCCTTTATAAACGTAATCAGCTCCTGTGCCGTGTCGGGGGCGTTCTTGTTGAGAAATTCCTTAAGTGCACGCTTGGCAGAAAATACATTGTGTTCGCCAGGTAGCGTATCGTCGCCACTGCCTATAATATCAGGAATATCATTTGCAACCTCGCCTATATAGTGTTTTACGTCGTTGATGCTGCCTTCCATTGCCGCTATCTTGCCTTTTGCCACAGCATCGCTTATTTCGATGCTTACAAGCGTCGGCAGGTCTACGCTGCGCGAAAGGCGGGTAATACGGCTCATACGATAGCCAGCGGGGGCAAAATATTCTGCACTTTCAAGCCGTATGCGTCTGCCAAGAAAAAGGTCGGCGCGCTGCTGCTCCACCCACACATGGTCGGTGTCAGCTTTATATACCGAGTTATCTACGAAATTTTCTTCATTGAATTTCTTTACCGCCTCTAAAAATTCTTTCTCCGCCAACGGATAGTATTCGTCAGGCATACGCAAGTGCGACAATATGTATTTGTCGCCTATCTTCGGCACAAGCACGCCACCCGGCACTTGCATGGTGTCGTTGGGGAAGATGGTGATAATTTCAAATTCCTTTGCCGTATCGTCGTAGTTCACCTCAAAGTAATGCTCCTCGCTCGTGCCCTGCCCAGCAAGTTCGCTACCCTCCTGAAAGGCAACACGCATTACGTAGCCACCTATTTTGTAGTCGTTGGGGTTGAAGTTCAAATCCTTATCTTTGAAGTAATATATGGTGAAGGGCTTACCATCTTTGCCAGTGCGCTCCTGCGAACGCACAGCCGACACCGTACCAATACGGCGTGGGTAAATATCGGCAAAGGCAGCTTCTTCAAAGTGGTGCACCACACCGTATTTGTCTACGTCTTTATCGACGTACTTCTGTCCACCCGGCAACTGCAGGCGGGTGTGCCCGTATTTGTCTCGGTCAATGTTCTTCGTGCTGCCCAATGGGAAGAGGCGCGAATAGAACTTTACGTTGTCGGCTTTTTCACGTTCCAACGATATAAGCCCCTTTTGGTAGCCCAACGTTAAAGGCTCTCCATATTGTGCCTTTGATATATTGAGTGTTGTGCCATTTTCAAACCAATATTCCGTTTTCGCAGCCTTGGCGAGCATATCCAAAGCGTCGTTGCAATATGTGCCTTTATAATCTATGACCAGGTTCTCCGTCTGCTTCACTTCGCCTAACTTGAACAACTGCTTGCCGATGGCGTTGTTTATCGATGCCAGTATTATCTTGGCGTGCTCTGCAGCAGGGGCAGTAAGCGTAAAGATAGGGGTGTTTTCGTTATCGGTGTAATTTATCACCAAAAAACGCTTTACAAGACTTTCAATGCCGTAAAGTGTTAGGTTGTATTCCCACTCCCTCGTACTCTTCATACGGGGTTTGAAACGTTCCATCAACCAATAGCGTTCGCCACAGAACTCCACATAGTCGTTTACGTCCAGTTGCACGTATTCGTACAGCGTGAACGTTAGCGACAGGGTATTGTCGCCTTGCAGCTGCTTATCTTGCCTACCATTTGCCCCGTCGGCTATGCAGCGTACCGTATCTTCCTTTGTGAAAATTTCTATCATCGTTTGAACGCTATTTAAATATCGTTTAAATACTCTTTAAAAGCTGGGCTTCGGCTCGCGGAATGTGGCATGTAGTGCGCCACAGTGCGCTTCTTCCACCCATAGGTTGGTAAGGGCATCAAAGGGCGTAAACTCCGTTAAGAAGGTGCGCATCTCAAGCCCCAGTGTCGGGAACGTCCATACAAGCCACCCGTCATTGCCTGTCTTCAATGCCTGAATGAAGCGGCGGTAACGCTGTAGGAATTGCGCCTTGCTGTCCGCCATTATGGCGAAGTGCAGCTTTATGTCGCGGGCTTCACTTTTTGGCAACAGTCGGTTGGAATACTTCTCGCCGTCCTCTTCGCGGAAGGCTACCGCCACGTGCGCCTTCATCTTGGCGGGTGTCAGCAGGGCTTCGAGATTCTTCTGCTCGCCCGCCTTTTCTTCCCGCAAAAACACGTGGTACTCCGTCCAAATATCCTTGCCGTTCAACAACACTTGATTTTCGAGTATATTCATTTTACTTTACTTTAATACCATCACGTGCCAACACCTTTATATCGTCGGCAATATCTTCCAGTCGCTCACAATGCTTCGTGTAGCGTTCTATCCTTTCAAGGTGGCGTGTAGATGCCTGCATCTGCTTTACGGCATCTTCGAGCTTTATATCCATTGATGCAAGGTGTATCTGTGCCGACGTCATCAAGCCCTCCAGCTTCGTGCCCTGTGCCTGTGTCATTGTCTCAAGGCTGCCGGCACGCCCTTGCTGTGCTGCACCACCAAAGATGTCGATACCATACTCCTTTGCCTTCTTTTTAAAGTACTCCAGCAGCGATGCAGCCTTGCCACTGTCTGCAGCCACATCAGCGGTGAGCCTGTCCAATATGCGAGCATAAGCGGCAAAGCGCTCTTCTTCCGAAAGGTGCTCGTCAGTGGCGTATTTCTCCATGTCCTTTTGCGCTTTCAGGAAGTACTTTTGCAACACGGCAGAATACACCATATCAGCACCTAATTTTTCGAGCATGCGCCCGACGCTCTCCACCATTGCCTTGCCTGCATCTGTACCGCTTCTAAAAGCGTCCACCAGCGCATTGGTAATTGTATTGCCCAATTCGCCGAAGATGTCCGTGAGGTAGTTGCGTATTTCCTTGAACGCTTCTTCCTGCTGCTTGGCAAGGTCGATAAGGTGTTGCAGGGCTTCCTTGCTTGCGTCGCTCATCTTCCGCGTTTTTAAAATGCTTTCGGCAAGCGATATGTTGAATTTACCGTTAGCATCGAGCAGCTTCGGGTATTCGGACAGCAAGCTACTGTAAGTGTCCTTGCCTTTGCCCCAGCCAAACAGACCTGTCTTCTTGTGTCCTGTTACCACCTTTATATCGTTGGCTTTCTTCCACGCCTTTTCGAACTCTTCGGCTGCCTGTTTCATTACATGTATGGCATTCGTTGCCTTGCCGTAGCGGTCAGTGCCGAAAGCCGTCGTACCCCGTTCGTACAGTAAGGCTTCCTGCATCAGCAGCAAGTTGTACGTCTGCTGTTGAGCGATACGCTCCTTCATGATGGCATCGAGGGCTGCACGGTGTCGTGCACCGGCAGAAAAAGCCTTGCCTATAATACCAATAGCTTCGCTTACAGCTGCCATGACACCGCCCACTACACCACCATTGGCAAAGCCTTTGGCAATGTTGGAAACGCCATTCATAACATCTTCCACCGTACCCATGGCTTCCGCCATGCTGTCGTTGCCCATCTCCTCAAACATCTTTGACAGTCCACCGGCTATCTTTCCCACTTCGCCGGCAACTTCTGCCGATGCCTCGGCAAGGCTCTTTATCTTCTTCTCTTTGTCGCTTTTGTCGCCCTTGTTCTTATCGTCCAACAAGTCTTTTATAGCTGCTGCCAACGCCTTGAAAGGGTTCTTTTTCAGGCTTTCTTGTTTTAGCTTCTGCCATTGCTCCATGAAAGCCTTCAGGGCTTCGGGCGACTGCTGGAGCCGCTTCAGCTGTTCGGGCGTTATGCCCATTTGCGCAATGTCATTCTGTGTGATGGTGCGCTTTGTATTGCCTTTTTTGTCCTTGATGATGGCTGCACCATCGGCGGTAAGCTCACCTTTTGCCATTGCGTCCATATACGCTTTCAGGTCGGCGAGCTTGGCAATCACCCGGTTTATCTGCTTAATACTTTTTTCTGCCGGGTCTTCAAACATTTCCACAAAGATGCTCGCACTGCTCTTCATTTCGTCGAGCTCCTTGTCGTTGATTTCCTTCAGTGCCTTTTCCTTATCTTTTTCGAGCTGCACCAAGGCGGCATCTATGATATTGGCGTTATCCTTGTTTCGGCGTGCCAACAGCGTTGCCAGTTCCTTTGTGTAGTTCGTCTCAACAGCCATTCGCTGGGCATTGTAGTCCTGATGCTTTGACAGTAAGGCGTCCAAGGCTTCTTCTTCCTTCTTCTTCTCTTCCTTTACCTTATCGTCGTATTCTTTCTTTTCCTTTTCGGCGATAGCGGCATACTTGTCGCTGTACATCTGTGCAGCCTGTATGCGCTGCTTGGCAGCATCGGCACTTATTTGCGCCTCCTTTTCGGCACTGACAGCCACACCGCCTTTGCGCAGCTTCTTCACCAGTTCCTTGCGCTTGGTTTCTTCCTCAAATATGCGCTGCTTCTCCTCTTCGTATTGCAGCAAGGCTTCGGCACGCTCCTTATCGTAGCCCTCTTTCATAAGTGCCACGCGTGTTTCGGCTATCTTTTTTTGCGCTGCTTTTTCAAGTTCGGCAAGCTCTTCTGCCTCGCCCGACAAGTCTTCTTTTTTATCTTTCTTTATTTTCTCCTTTTTTGTCTTTACCTTCGGCTCTTCATAGCCCTTGTTTTCCACCTTATTGAGGGCAGGCATATTTTCAAGGGCTTTCTGTGCATAGGCTTCTGTTTGCTTTTGGTTTTCAGCAAGCTGTTTTGTCAGTTCCTTGTTGTCTTCCAGTCGCTTGTTCACCTCTTTCCTAAGATTGTCGTTCGCCGTGCGACCTGCACCCATACCAATACGGGTAGCTCCTCCACCAACGGTCATGCCACCTATCATTTCGGTGGTATAATCCTTGCTGCCTTTCTTTTTGTAATCTTCGTCTGCTTTTTTAAGGCGCTTTTTGTTCTCGTTTATATATTTGTCATTTTTATTTTTTTTATCTTCCAGGTCTATGCGTTCCTTGGAAAGTTTCTCCACTCGCTCCTGATAGGCACGTGCCATGGCAGCCTTCATAATGTCAGCTGCCAACTGTCGATAAGCCGTTGCCGCACGTCCTGCAAGAATAGCTTCCGTTTTCATATTGCCAAAATAAGCAGGATACGCTGCTTGCAAGTTCTTCACTGCAGCCTTTCTGTCCCTCAGACTCTTTGTGTTGTCCTGTGTGGCTTTATAAAGTATATCGAGCTTTGCTTTTTGTATAGCCGCCGAGCGGGCAACCTCCCGCATTTCTTCTGCCGCTTTCTCCTGTGCAGCGGCACTCTCTTTCGCCGCTTCACTGTTCTTGTACCACATGGTGATAACGGCACCAATGGCTACCGACAATCCCAGTGTCAGCGTTGCCATCAACGCACTGGCAGCAGCGGAAGAAATGCCAAGTGCCGTTGCAAGGCGGGCATTGGCAGCCGTCCACATGTCAGTAACCTTCGACACAAATTTTATTCGGAACGCCGAATCCTTGTTCAGGGCATTGAATACCTGCTGAATGCCCATCGTTATAGCCATCACGCTTTGCAGGCGTGTCTGAATGCGTGCGAGTTCCTCGTTTTCACCTACGAATAACGACATTACGCCAGTACCGGCGGTAACAGCACCGCTAAGCCCGTTCAGTCCTGATGCCATTGCCTCCCAGTTGGCATCATCGGAAGCAAGTGCCTTTGTCTGTGCCCGGACGTCGCCTAAGGTGTCGCAAAGCTCGGCAGCCCGCTTTGCCATTCGCTGGTATTGTTCCGTATGCTGTTCCCCGGAAAGGCGCATGCGTGCCATCTCCTGAATAAGGCTGCGATACTCTTTCGTTAGCTTGCTTACCGAGGCAGAAGCCTTCTTGTGCTCCGCCTCCAAATTAGCCAGCGCACCTTTTTCTTCTTCCAATACGACCTTGCAGGCACGTATATCCAGCATTAGTTCGTTTTGCGCCTTACCCGGTGCTATTTTCTCATATTGTTTTTGCAGACTTTTAAGGTCGCTCTCCACCTGCTTGACCACAGCCTTCTGTGCCGCTATCTTCTCGGTGATGGAAGATGCTGCCTGCTCTGCTGCAGTAGAGAGCCTGCCTGTTTCCTTGGCGGCTTCCTTCGTCTTGTCGATAAGGTCGCCACCGAATAAGTACTCTATTTCGATACCGTTATTCATCGTTCAGCCTGCTTTGAAAGAAGCCTATTACCGTCTTAGGCTCTCTCGTTGTTTTATTATCTTTTGTATTATTGTCTTTTGATATGGTAGCTGCTTGGTCAGCATCTATGTAACGCGGTGCGTCGGCAAGCATCATCAGCAGTGTTTGGTAGTTCACACCCCACATTATGTAGTCTACCGTCCAACCCGTTGCTTCGGCAATTTGCCATACGAATCCAAAAGGGCTATGGGAGCTTTCAAAAAAGCCCTTTAACTCCCCTTCTTTACTTGGCTCAACCTTGGACGGAGCGGGTTGCTCCATTCTAAGGATTTGATAATATTCGTAAAATGCTGTGTGCCTATTAGCGGAATGAAATGCAGATTGGCAAGCAATAAGAAGGTATCGTCCACCAGCCACGACAGCAGCCAAGCCAGCAGCGGCGCAAAGATAGCTGACACCTTGCTGCGGCAGATGGTGAGTGCCACCATTTGGGCTACCGTCTTGCCGTGTCGGGCAATGAATTGCAGCTGCTCATCTTTCGTGAAGGCTTCCATCTCTTCATAGCTGACACCCATACTAAGGAATTTCCGCGCTATGCGTATTTGATTACCAAAGCAAGGGCGGCGCATCGTAAGGCGCAAGCTGATGAGCTTCTTTTTAAAAGGAATCTTCCACTGTAGAAGTGGAATGGAAACGCCGATGTCCAAAAGGGCTTCCGACGCTTCCACCTCTACTTTGTTCGTTTTCATCAGCCTTGCTGTGTGAGGTTCACTTCTACCTTCTTGCTTGGGTCAGCCTTCAGCTGGAAGGTTATCTTGCCCGTGCGCTGCGCACCCGTGTTGTTGGCTGCGGTAATGAGCACGCGTCCACCCTTTGCCTCGGCTGTGAAGCCTGCAGGTGCAGCACTCATGGAGAATGCACCACTGGCAGAAATGTCCACCACCTTTGTCTCACCCGCCTTTTTAAAGGTAAGCTCCGTTGGCTTCGCCTCAATGAAAGGCTTTGTATCAATGATTTTGAATGGCGCACTGTCGTCGCCCGATGTCAGCACCTCAAGCTCAGATTCGATGTGTAACGGGTCGTCGCCACCGAGCTTACCGCGTATCATTCCTTCCAATGATGCCTTGGCGATTTCTATCGTCTGCCCAGTACCGGAAATAATCTTCACAGCACCTTCCAACACTACACTTTCTGACGGAGCTTCCCAGCCGTCTTCCGTTACCGTGCCACCCATCACTGCCACGCAGTTATCCGGGAGCAGCTCAATAAGGTTGAACTTCAATACGTTTGACGCAGCTTTCTTGCGTATCTTCTTCACTGGGCTGTTGCGCACCTGCGCTGCATACAGCTTGATGTATTCGGCAGCGTCGCCGCCCCAATCTATACCATCTTCAGCGATGTTGCCAATTTTCTTGCCATCAAAGAAGATGGCATCAAGCAGCATAATATAGCCGTCGTTTGTTTCTTTCATTTTATCAATTTTTTATTGTACCAACTAAATAATTTAATACCTGCGAGCACCATTGCGCTCAACAATACCAATGTGCCGACAACTTGCAGCAGCTTTTGATAGGTGGGAGGTGGCTTGACAATTTTGGTTTTCGAGACCTTGTTGGCGTGTTGCGCTGTCTTATTATCCTGCGCAGAACTTGTATGTTTTGCCAACAGAGCTGTCTGCCTTACCTCCCTTTCGATGGGTAGGGTTGAGCCCCTGATATATACGTTACCATCTTTATGGTAGGCTTCTATTGTCAAGCGTCCGATTTGCCGTCGGAAGACGGCACTATCGGGCAGGTTCAGCAAGCTCTGCATCGGCAGCGTCAGCATCGCCGTGTCCGACGCTATCTTCTGCGCTTCCGTCGTGGTTAGCATCTGTAGCGAGCTGCTTTGTAGGAAGCTGCTTTCTTGACGGAGAGAGTCGCTTTGAACTTCGCTTTGCACCACCGTTTGCTTCGACCTGCAGCTCATGGCTGATAGGGCAAGTACCGCGGTGAGGGCAATACTGAATAGCCTCGATAGCCCGTGAAAGGCGGTCCAGCGACCGCTTGATGCGTGCGCTTTCGGTGCGTGCCTTATCAAGCTCTTCCTGTAGTGAATTGATTGTTTTTTCATTCTTCTTTTGATTTTCTACTAATAGTTGTGATATGTCCTCGTACATCGCCTTGTAGGTGTCGTGAATGGCTTTCTTTGCCTTTGCCGACGCCACCTTGCGATTGGCGAGCCACGCAATGGCTGCTCCAATACCACCGGAAGGTATTGCCCATTGCAGTATCTGTAGGAGTGTTTCCATTGCGTTTTCTTTCGTTATACTTGCCTGATACCTATTGCCTTGAGCCACTGCTGCACGTTGAACGACGGGCAAGCCTTGGGGGCTACCTCGTTGTGTCCTATGATGCGTACCTGCGGGAAACGACGGTGGAAGTCATACACGTAGGCTGCCAAGGCGTTACGCTGTGCCTCCGTGCGTGTGTCCTTCGGTGTGCCGTCGGCAGCCACGCCGCCCACGTAGACGATGTGGCGGGCTACGGCGTTGTAACCCTTGGCACCGTTGGTAACTTCAAAGGCATCAACCTGCATATCCTCGTTGTTGCGCACCAAGCGTTCCACCTTGCCGTCGAGGTGTATCATGTCAGTGTACCCAACCTGTTTCCAACCCCGACCGCCTTCTGCCTTCGGAGCAGTGTGCCAGCGGTGGATTTCGTCAGCTGACACCTCACGCCCCTCGGGGGTAGCTGTGCAATGTATTACTAAGTACTTTAGCTGCATGGTCGTTACGCTGATTTGCCTTGAACTATGGCAATAAGTCCCTTGACATCTTGACGCATCGGGCGACCGCCGGCACGCACAAGGAACGAGTATATATCACCGTAATAGGCGGGGTCTTTCTCATTTTCAAATACGTTCACTTCACCCAATGCACGGCACACACTGTTTTCGTGCCAAGCCAAGCCTGCCGCAAGGTCGGTAGCCGCACCTTCGGCATCTTCAGCTTTCTTTACGATGCCGTCGCCGTAAACGGCAACTTCCGAGCGCATCATTACGCTGAAGCTGAACAGCTTGCCCAAAATACCGCGCTGTGCGTCAGCACTGGCAAGGAACGCCTGATTTTGTACAGATGTAAGGTCGCCAAGCAACTGGTCGTACATGTACGCATCAAGCAGCAGATAGCGACCTTCCTGCGGTACGTTGTCTGCGTTGAACTTTACCATCAATTTCTGAACGTCGGCACGGCAAAGTGCCTTTCTGTTGCCGGTAGCCTTATCTGTATGCGCACTCACGGAAGCACCAGTTGTCTGCACGCAGTGTTCCTTTTCAGGAAGCCAGCTGTATATCATGCTTTTTGCAACTTCCTCTTGCAGTGCCGCCTTATCCTGACGCAACACGCTTTCGCGCTTGTTGTACGACAGTTCTACTGTGTCTGCGTGTGGAATACGGATTGGATCCGTCGTGAACTCATCAAGGTTGAATGTCAAATCAACGTCAGTACGTGTGTTTACATCTGCGGGGAAGCTGGTGCGATTCTTCTTCGTTTTTGACGGTGCGCCAGCATTGGAAATGTGCACCGTTTTACCCATATTAACGAACTCATCGGCGTTGAAAGCCTTGCTTAAAAAGCTGTTATCGGCAAACAAGCCCTCCACGATGGAGCCAATCCAAATTTCTCTTTGTATAGCCATTTCTTTTTTATTTAATTTATTAATTCTATTTACTTACTACCACCTACATGTTAGGCTTTGTGCCGAAACGCTGCTCGAACTTTTCAGCGTAAATGTCGGGGTGATTATCTTTGAGCTGTGTCAGCTTGCCTGCGCGGTCCAGTTCGTCCCATGTCTTGCTCTTCCAGTCGCCCATGTCCACACGCTGTGCGCCGCTTTGAATTTGCGCTGTTACGCTTTGGCGTACTGGTATAGCTTCCAAGGCTGCTTTTGCACCGGTGAAATCACGGTCGAACATGGCAAGGAAACTTTCTTTGCCCTTGGCGTCGATGCGCCCGTCCTTTACGGCGGCATCAACAAGGGCTACTGCCTGCTCCTGTTCTTTCTTCTTCTGCTCCGCCTTCTGTGCGTCGATGGCATCGGCAAGCGTCCTGTTTTCTTTTGCCAATCGGTCGTTATTAGCAATAAGCTCGTTTACTTTACCCACGATGTCAGCTTCTGAAGCAGCATCGCTCAAATTTAAAATCTGCGTTAATTTTCCCATCTTATTATTATTGAAAATGTCCTGTAATTCCGTGTACTCCATTGTTGCCGTAGGGGTGCTGTGCTTTGAAAAGTTACCCATGTTCACAAGGTTGCCCTTGCTGTCATACAGTGCCAAGGCGTTGTGGTTCGCACCGATGGTTACGATGCTGGCTTCGCGTGCCGTCCATTTCGTTACGGTAGCTGAGGTTTGCCCCGGCAACATCAGGTCGTAAGCATCGCTGGTTTCCTGCGCCCATGCGCCGATAGACGCCATGCGCAAGAAGTCGGTGTCTACCTTCTTCTGTACCTCCACGGCGCGGGGGTCGGCTTCATCGAATACGGCATCGGCAAGTATCTGCGTGCCTTCTATTCGTATGTTCTCCCATCTGCCAATAGGCATCTTCCAGTCGTCGTGGTTCAGCAGCATGACGGGGTTCTTGCGGAACTCTTCCAAGTTAGCCCCGGAGGTGAGCATGCGGAAGCCGTATGTATTCACCGTTTCATCGTGCAATATGAATGTTTTTTTGCTCATCGCTTTTCGATTGTTTTGCGATGCAAAGTTAAGGTAAGAAACGTGTGTGTGCAAACTGCAAAATACTGACATACAGTGTATTGTAAATATTGTACAATACATCTGCAACGCTTGCAATGCCATTATTTTTTGCGCTTGTTATATGGTAACTTTGCATCAGATAAATACAATAAAAATGGACATAAAGAAGAAGAAAGAATTGGCGAAGCTCATCTTTTTAAGTGAACCCAATGTAACACAGCAAGAAATAGCCGACCGCACAGGTGCGTCGCGCGTTAGCATCGGCAAGTGGGTGAAAGAGTGGGAAAAGCTGAAATTAAATCTTTTGCAAACGCGTGAGGAGCGCATCAACTCGACATTGATACAGCTTGACGAATTGGACCGCGCCATTGCTCAAAAGCCCGAAGGTGCTCGCTTTCCCGATAGGAACGAAGCGCAAATCCGCCGAAAGCTGACGGAAGATCTCGAAGCGTTGGAGCAAGATGCGTCGATACGTGATATATATAATGTGTCGCGCCGCCTCTTAGATTGGCTGCGCCCGCGCAACCTCGAAAAAGCAAAAGAATTGGCTAACTATTTTGACGCATACATAAAGGAGCAAATGAAATGGGCAAAGTAGACGATAAGCAGGCGTTGAAAGAATGGCGCGTGTATTTCAACAACCTACAAAAAGATACCGCGGTAGATGAGCTGTCGCCATTGGAGCGCGCCCAAAAGCGCGAGAAGTTGGAAAAGAACCCGGTTGAGTGGATAAAGTTCTTTTTCGGTCAATATGCCACTCACGAATTTGCACCTTTCCATATTAAAGCTATCAACCGCATTTGCAAGCACGAAGAATGGTACGAGGTGTTGTCGTGGAGTCGTGAGCTGGCGAAATCAACAACGGTGATGATGTGTGTAATGTACCTCGTTTGCACTGGCAAGAAGCGCAATATACTGCTTATCAGCAATTCAAAGGATAACGCCACCCGCCTGTTGAAGCCATACAAGGACAGCTTCGAGCGCAATTCGCTGCTAAAGGCTTATTACGGTGATTTGCGCGAATTTGGTTCGTGGACGGCGGAAGAGTTTTCCCTTACCAATGGTGCAGCCTTCCGCGCACTGGGTGCAGGCGAAAGCCCCCGTGGTACGCGTAAGGACGAAGTGCGTCCGGACTGTATATTGGTAGACGACTTCGACACCGATGAAGACTGCCGCAACCCTGACATTGTAAACAAGAAGTGGGATTGGTTCGAAGGTGCAGCGTTCCCAACACGAAGTATCAGCGGCAAGCTGCTGGTAGTTTTCTGCGGCAACCTCATTGCTCTTGACTGCTGTGTGAAGCGAGCGGGCGAGAAAGCCGACCATTGGGATATAGTAAATATACGCGACAAATACGGTAAAAGCACATGGGCGGCGAAGAATAGCGAAGAAGACATCGACAGAACACTGGCGAAAGTGTCTACCCGCATTGCCCAGCAAGAATTTTTCAACAACCCCCTTTCGGAAGGCGAAGTGTTTAAGGAAATGACGTGGGGCAAATGCCTGCCCCTTTCAAAGCTCCAGCTTGCCGTAGCCTACGGCGACCCTGCACCCTCAAATTCACGCAACAAGGCAACATCGTTTAAAGCACTTTTTCTTATCGGCTATTATGACGGCAATTTCTACATATATAAAGGCTTCCTTGACCACGTGGTGAACGACGAGTACGTGAACTGGTATTACTACATACACGACTACGTGGGCGATAAGTGCCAAGTGTTTTATTTCATCGAGAACAACAAGTTGCAAGACCCGTTCTACGAGCAGGTGTTCTTGCCGTTGTTTGCCGCCAAAGGGCAGGAAAGGGGCTTTATACCCATTTCTCCGGACACGCGCAAAAAGCCAGAAAAGTTCGACCGTATCGAGGGCAACCTTGAGCCACTCAACCGCCAGGGCAAGCTGATATTAAACATCGATGAAAAGGACAACCCACACATGCAACGTTTGGAGGAGCAATTCCTGCTTTTAAACAAGCGCATGAAAGCCCCCGCCGATGGCGTGGACTGCATAGAAGGCGGTTGGTACATTCTCAACTCAAAGATACGCACCCTGACAGTAGACAGCTACACCATCGGGCAACACAAGCGAAGCAACAAAAGATACTGATATATTATGGAACAGTGGAACTACACAGGTGGCTTCCTTACGCCACGGGAAGTTGAGACCCACCTTTACAAGGAGGCTATAGATACCATCAGCCGAGAAGATGACACCATACTACTTGCTGCCATCGACGCCGCCGTGCAGGAAGCGGCAGGCTACCTCGGCGCATACGACAGGGCGAAAATATTCAACCAGCCAAAGCAGCGCAACGAGTTGCTGCTGACATTCGTAAAAGACATAGCCGTGTGGCATTTCGTAAACCTTTGCAATGCCGGGGCGGAGCTTGAATTGAAAGAGAAACGCTACGACAGGGCTATAGCGTGGCTGCGGCAGGTGCAGAAGGGAGAAGTAACGCCATCGCTGCCACGTGCCGACGACGATGGCGACGGCAAGCCTGACGGCAGCAATGAGTACATATTCGGGAGCAACCCAAAACGTAATCAACATTTTTAAGCAATGAGCAAGAAAAAAAATACAGTAACCAAAATATCAAAAGCGGCAGAACCTGTCGTCGTCAATCAGATAGTAGTAAAAGCCCCCACGCGCAAGGTGTACGACGTGGGCGACTGGCGCAACGCTTTGCGTTCTGCCGATAGCGGGCGCGTGAAAAGCCTGTACGACCTTTTTGAGGACGTATTGATAGATGGCGTGCTTGCCGATGCCGTAAGCAAGCGCATCGACGCAGTGTTGAACTCCGAGCTTACCTTCTTGGACAAGGACGGCAAGGAGGTCGAAGAAATAACAACCATCATGGACACCACCGACTGGGAGGAATTGCTGCGACAGATAATGAACGAGCGCATTTACGGGCGCAGCGGCGTTGAGTTCATCTGTACCCCTGACAGCTTCCATATTGCGCCCATACCGGCAAAGCATATCAACCTACGCAATAAGTGTATCGTTATCAACGACAGCGACGATAAGGGCGTGCCTTATGAAGGTGATACGTCGTTGCTGATATTGGGGCACGAGCGCAGCTACGGCTTGTTGCTGAAGGCTACACCGTTCGCCATTTACAAGCGTGGTGGCTTCGGCGACTGGTCGCAGTGGATTGAGCTATTCGGCATGCCACAGCGCATCGGTAAATATAACACGTATGACCCCGAAAGCCGTAAGCTGCTGGAGCAAGCCTTGGAACAGGCTGGCTCGGCGTCTTACGTGGTCATACCACGTGAGGCGGAGGTCGAAACAAAAGAAGCGGGCAGTGGTAGCGGGGCTTCCTACAACGAATTCCGTCAGTCCTGCAATGAAGAGATGCTTATCACAATATTGGGACAAACACTCACAACGGTACAGGGCGAAAATGGCGCACGCTCGCTGGGCGAGGTGCACAAAGAAGTAGAGGAGGGCAAGAACAGAAGCGATATGCGCTTCGTACAGCGTGTGCTCAACAACCACGTGCTGCCGCTGCTCGAGGCACGTGGCTACCCTGTCAATGGCGGCAAGTTCGTTTTCCCAAAGGCGGCAGAGCAGCTGACGGTAGCCGACATTGTGCAGCTGTCAGACATAATGCCCATACCGCAAAGCTATTTGCATGAAAAATACTCTATACCCGTGCCCGAGAACGGCGAGCCGATAGCACGGCGAAAGCCTACCACCTTCGAGCCTGTGAATATCAACGAGGGCGAAGGTACGGCAGCCGTGCAGAATATCGATGGCAGTGCGGTACCGACAAAAAGCACACAGGCACGTCAAAGGGCAGAAGCATCTTTCTTCAGGCGACTAAGAGATTTTTTCGTCGCAGCCCCCACGATGATGGGGGCGAACTCGAAGTTACCATACCCCACAACGACGCTTAGCAACGACACGCTCGACAACCGCCTGATAAAGCGTGTGGCAAATGGCGATGCTCCTTACTTTGATGCGGAGCTATTCAGGTTCATTGCCGACGACCTTTTAAACGCCATTCATAAGGTGTTTAAACGCCCCATAAAGAATGCCGACTACGTCTACGACAACTTCGACCCTGCATTCGTAACGGCAATGGAGCAAAACCTTTTCCACTTTTCGGCGGCGAAGACATTGGCAGAGGTGCAGAAGCTAAACCAACTCTACCGCAAGGCAAAAACCTTTGAAGAGTTCTCAAGAGAAGCTGCAAAGGTATGCACCAAGTACAATAAGGTATGGCAGCGCACCGAGTACGAGACAGCCAACCTTACGGCGGAAGCTGCTGCGAACTACCAGCGGCTCATTAAAAAAGTAAACCTCTTTCCTTTTTGGCAGTATGTTACTGCCGGCGACGAAAAGGTAAGGGAGGAACACCGAAAGTTAGATGGCATAATACTCGAAGTAAAAGACCCACGTTGGGATAAAATCTATCCGCCCAATGGTTGGAAATGCCGTTGCAGGGTGAAGCCATTGTTAAGAAACGAAGCCAACGAGTCTATTATAAAGGAATCGAAACAGACGGTAGATAAGTTCTTCGAGTCTAAAGAGTGGGCGAATGCGGTAGCTTCGCACTTTGACCACAATCCCGGCAAGCGCGGACACGTCTTCAACGCCAATCAGATGTATGTCAAGAAATTCCCAAATAAAGCTACAAAGCTAATGGATAAGGTAACACCTGACGATTGGGGGCTTAAGCATTCTTACAGGCAGCTTATTCGTGATGCCACGAAAAAGGCAAGTCTATATGAAGGCAATGCCGCTGATTGGTGGGACTTACACAAGAAGGTGGTAGAAAAGGAAGAGGTGTTGCCTGTGGAAGATTTTGCCAAACGAATATGGCACATGGATAAGAAAAGTTTTGATGGGCATACCACCGACACCAAGAAAAAGCGTGCTTTCAGAACAAAATACCTTGATACCATCAGCGAGGTAATGAAAGACCCTGATGAGGTTTGGCTTAGCAAAGACCCTGATATGGACCAAACGCAAGATAATTATCTTAACCAATGGCTTTATATCAAGTATTACGAAGGTGTGGCTATTGTGTGTGTCTGCAAGTTACAAAATCAACAGATGAATTTCAAGACATGGTACGAGTTGCACGACGATAAGATAAGAAAAGGCTTGTTGATATACAGGAAGAAATAAAAAAGCGGAAAGGTGCAGTCCTTACGTCCGCCGTCCTAATTCTTGGTTCTGCCACTCGTGGCAATTCCGCGTCATACGGTTGGATAGTGGTGTCTGCACCTTTTCTTCAGATTGATGCCAACCCCCGCTGGTACTCCAGCCTATTGCGGTATTCCTATCATCTGCGAGGATGTTCCGTATCATTATCCCAGTTGTTGGCACTGCATTGCAAAGATAGCTAATTATTTCGACAAAACAATAAAAATCGACAAAAAGATGAATTTAAGAGAATTAGAAGCATACTTGAGCAGTCTGCCCGACAAGGTAATGGGCGACACTGCCGAGATTGTCGCCGAAACTGCGACGGAGTATTTTAAGGAGACTTTTCGCAAGAAGGCTTTCGACGGCAACCCGTGGGCGCCTGCCAGGACGGCAAAGAAACGTGGGTCGTTGCTCATCGATTCGGGGGCTATGATGAACAGCATTCGCCCGCTAGTTGTATCGCCGCAGCGTGTGGTTATTGCTGCGGGCAACCAGAAGGTAACGTATGCTAAGGTGCACAACGAGGGTTTCGATGGCGAGGTGCAAGTGCCGGCACACACTCGCCGCACGAAAAAGGGTAGCACCAACGTAAAGGCGCATAGCCGAATGGTGCATATTACACAGCGTCAGTTTATGGGCGACAGCGAAGAGCTGAACGACAGAATAAAAGGGCGAGTAGTAGATTACATTAAAAATTTGAGCAATGAATAAAGTTTTTTTTCTTGCCGTTACTAACCATATTGCGGCAAATGTTTCACAAATTAAATGGGTAGATGCCGATGAGGGTCAGCTTAACGTTGCGTGCCGTCCGCCTGTGGCGTTTCCAGCTTGCTTGGTAGATATTAGCTACCCGCAGTGCGAAAGTCTGTCGGGTGGTGTGCAGCGCATTCGTGCAAGGGTTGAGCTTCGGGTGGTGTTTGCTATTCAGGGCAGCACGAATGCTGCTGCACCTGCTGCTGTGCGCGAGCGGTCGTTGGCTCGGTTCGATGTGTTGGAGGCGTTGCACAAGGCGTTGCAGTGGTGGAATGGCGGCGGACTGTTCAACCCCTTAAAACGCATCAGCTCCACGCCGGAGCGCAGAGCCGATGACTTGAAAGTGTATAGGGTGGTTTATGAAACGGAGTTCTTTGATTAGTGCCACTCGAAGCCGGGGAACTGCTTTGCCAGCTTCTGTGTTGTTGGGCGTTGCTCCAGCAGCGAGTGTAGCAGTTCGTCCTGGTCTACCAGTGCGTTCTGTATGGTGCGCTCGCCCACAAAGAATTCGTAGTCGGAGAGTATTTTCATTACGTCGTCGAAGCGGCGTCGTTTTATTTCGGTCCAATAGTAGTAGCGGGCTGCGATGGTGCGGTTGCGCTTTGCCAATCGGTCCTGCGGCGTGACTATCGTTGCATCACCATCGGGCAGTGTAAATACTCTACGGCGTATTTTTGTTTCGCGTTGTGCTACTTTGCCTAAATCAAAATTTAACATTAGTTGTTTCATACAATGTGGGTGGGCTTTGTATAGCACAAAGTTACAAAAAAAAGTTGCTGAATATCAACTATTCAGCAACTTTCTTTATTGTGTGTATCATGGTGTTTTACGTTCACTATGCTTTTTTACTTATGGGTGAGGTTGAGTGCCGCCTCCAGCGGGTTTGTTGCCAGCGGGTTTCTTTGCTTTTGGTTCTACTCGTTCGTAGGTTACGCCTTCGAGTGTGAAGTAGCGGGTAGATGGACGTAGTTTCACCATTGGCTTCTTTATGTCGCGTGTGGCGTTGAAGTCTTCTATGTGGTCTACGGCTTTCGACTTGAACGATGGCGACAGTGTGCCAATGTCGCCAAAGTCTACACTTTCTCCGCTCTCTACGTGGCGTTTAGCCATTTCGGCTGCCAGGCGCAACACGGCTTCCACTTCGGCTCCTGTAAAGGTGGTTGCTCTGGCTACTTCTTCGCAGAATTTGCGGTGGGTTACTCTCTGTCGGTCGGTTGGGCGTGCTATGTACACTTTTTGCCCTTTCTTTGGTCCTACACTTAGTTTTTGCTCTCTAATTGTGAAATTCAAACATTTTGTCATAATTCTGTTGTTTTATTTTTGTTTTTGCCCCGTTGTTTTCCCTTTGCCTTGGGGCTTTTGTTTGTGGCTTTAGGGTGGTTGTTTTTTTATGTCTGTTGCCCGTGCGTTTTTATATCTATAGATCTACGCTTGTATATCTATAGATCTACGCTCGTACATCTATAGATATACGTTTGTGCATCTATAGATGGTTTGTGGCGTGGTGGTGGTCGTGCCTTGTGGTGGGCTTTTTTGTTGGTTGTTTGTTTCATTGTTATTTACTTTGATTGAAAAGGCTTAGTTCGTCGCCTTTCTGATATACTATCTCCACCCACGACTTATCGGGATCATCGATGTCGCGCAGGGTGTCTGCATCTAATGGACCGAAGAAAAAGCCCTTATCGCCTTCCATATACTTTATGGGTGCTTTTATCAATTTAGCCCGTATGTGTATGTGGGAGCGGCGGGGCACTTCGGGTTTGCCGGTAAGCCATTCGGGCTTGCCGCAGGTACAATTCCGATACACGCCCTCCACTTGGTAGATGCGCCCTCTGTAGCATTCTTCGTGCCCAACCCAGTGGTACGTGAATTTATCGCCTACTTGTATCATATTTCATACCCGTTAGCTTTCTGTCATTCCCAATGGTATTTGCTTCCACGCCCCATTGTTATTGCGCACTTCGGCACGAATGAATTGTTTGCTCACTGTCGGCTGATAGCTTTCTTCAATGATGCGTACACCTTCCAAAAAGCGTTCGTTGCCGTTATCCTCCGCTATCTTGCGCAGCTGAACAATGCGTGATGCCTTCAGCGTGCCCTGTGCGTTGCGTGCCAACAGGCGGAACACCATATTTACCAGTGCCTGCGTTTCGGTGTCTTTCGCCAGCGACGTTATGTACTCCTTTACGATGGCAATGCCGTCTTCCACAGTGTCGCGGTAGCCGTCGGTGGTGTATTGCCCAATCGTCAGGCGCATATTGCCGTCAGAAGTGGTAAAGGTGTGCGAGCGTTGGTCGGGATTCTTCGCCTTGAACAACTCTGCCTTTGTCGCTATGATAGCTTTAAAGTTGTCTATCACTTTTTGCTTTACCGTCTTAATGTCGCCCGATAGTTCCAGCAATATGGGTATGGCTGCTTCCACTTCGTCGTCCACCATCTGCTTGTAGGTTTCACGGTCTGCCTTGGCTTTTGCTGCAGCTGCTTTCTTTTCTTCCTCTGCCTTGAATTGTGCGAAGCGTGCTTGCTCCTCGGCAGTCATTTCAACTTTTACTTTGTCCATTTTCTTTTTGTTTTTTGATGATTACTCTTATTTTCTTGTTCACCTCGTTAAGGTCTTTTATTGTTAGCTTTCTAAAAGGCTTGCCGGCTATCCGGGGGTTCTTACAGAAAGCGTCTACGGTTGCCCAGTCGGTGGTGTCCAGCCCGTATATTTGCAGCTGGTGCAGAATTGCGCTGCGTGCCTTGCGCAATGCTGTCTGCTTCAGGGTTGCTTTGTTGTCGTTGTTCACCACCCGCTCCATATCGCGGCACATAACGTCGTACTCCCATTTTGATGTCTCTCGGAGCGACTTTGTTCGCCCCTGTGTGTATTGCCACACAAGCGTGTCCTTGTCGGCATGGGGCATCTGCTTCAGCAGCATGTAGAAGCGTGCATAATTTCTTTCTCCTGCCATGTTATTTTATTTTGTAGGTTAATACCGGGCGGCGGTTGCGCAGCACGTCTAATACTGTTATACCTTCGTCTTTCTTGAGACGAGTGCCTATCGTACTTCTGATGCTTTGCTTCGGGTCGGTATTTTTGTGCCATTCTAAAATACAGAACCTTATGTATTGCTCCAATTCCTGCCAAAAGGCGAGCGTATCTTCCACCTTATCTTCTCCGTAGCGGCACACTACCTGCCACTGCAAATCAAGTAACCACGCTGGCTTTCGGCTAATCACCGAGTAGCGCACTAACTGTCCTTTCTTTACTTCCATGTTATTGTTTATTTATTACTTTACTTATTCCAATATTCTGCCGCACGCTCTTCCCAAATGGTATAATAGCCACGATTGCCAAAATATCTCCCTTTGCTTATTGCCCTGTAGCCCTCCACCCATATTTTCATAGATGCGCTGTACATGGCACTTACTGCTGTGCGACCTAATGGTTTAAGACCTTCAGCTTGCGAAATGAATATTATCAATTTGTTATGGTGGCATTTGCAAAAATCTTCGTATTGCCCTAACGATATGTGGGCATACTGAAAGCTATCCACCACCACAATATCGGGCGAACGACGTCGCTTTAGCCTGTCGTCAAGCTCTGCAAAGTTTTCGTTCAGCAGCACAAAGCGTCTGCCCACATCTGCCATTCCAACACGCACCAGGGCGTTTTGCATGGTCAGGCTGCTGCCTTCCTCCAAGCTGTCGTAGGCTACTTTGCCATAACGGGTAAGCTCTTTGCAAAGCTGCAACACAAAAGATGTTTTGCCGTTGCCGCTCTTGCCCCATACAAACCATACACCACCTCGCTCTGGCTGTCCAAAGGCTTCTTTCCAATCGCCTTCAAAGTCGTACACCTTTCTGTTTATACGTAACAAATCTGTCATTGATAGTGCCTTTTTCAACATTTCAAATACTATTTAATCGCCGTTTAAATACCGTTTAATTATTTCATTCGCTTTTGCTTGTGCACGGCTTTCTTCACACGGCGCAGGTCGAAGTCGTACTGCTCGGCATCTTTCATTACCGCCGATGTCTGCTTTTCGTTCAAGCCGTTGCCTGCACAGATGGCGTAAACATCGTTGGGCGATGTGCGCTCCACCTCGAAGAACTTGCGCCCCATGCGGCTGTGTATTTCGTTGTAGCCGCATTTGTTATATCGCAAGCCCATTTGCATGCGCCGTTTAATGTAGCTTGTTGAAAAGAACACGATACCGCACTTATCCTCCAAGCGATTGTATAGGTCGATGAAGTAGTGGAATACACGTTCCGTTAGTTTGTCAGCTTCGTCGAATATCAGCAATGGTTCGTCCATCTGCACAAGGCTGTCGATAATGCGATCGAGCAGTTCACGAATGCTGTAACCTTCCGTTCTTAACCCCACCTTGCGGGCTATTTCACGCACAAAGTCGCTTTTGCGCATATCTTCGCTGCAAAGCACGTAAAATGCTTCGCGCTGTTCGTCGGCAAAAAGGCGTGCCGTGGTTGTCTTGCCGCAGCCTGCATCGCCTACAACCCACGTTACGTTTTTCCACTGCTTGGCGTCATTCAGGGCAAACACCATTTCCTTATATGCCGTTGTTTCCACTATCTGCCAGCCGTCGCCCTGCTTGTGGCTTATTTGGGCAGCAACATTTTTCCACATTTCGTCGGCGATATTCGCCCAATTGCCTTTCAGCATTTGACTCAGCGTTGCTGCACTGATACCCGCAAGACTTTGCGCTGCCTTGTTCTGACTGCCATACTTAACCACGTAGGCTTTTAAACTCTCTGTTATCTGCTGTTTTTCGTTTGTTCTCATTGTTGTTGTTTAAGTTGTTTATAATTTATCCGCCGTCTTCCTTTCGTCATACTGCACCTCTGCCCAATCCATATTGGATAGCTTCTTCGTGTGCTGCCCCAGTTCCACCACTTCCGCCTGGCTGTCGCTTTCCAGCCTGCCAACACGGTCTATTGCCTGTTGCTGCTGCTCTGCGGTCAAACCCTTGGGCTTTGGATAATACAGCCCGTTCTGTTCGGGATCTGTGCCATGCCGCTTGGCTATCGTTCTGCCCGCTACCACACGTTCTATTCTGTCTTGCTTGCCACGCTCAATGTCGGCATGTATGCGTGCCTTTTCTTCTGCGCTTTGGTCTTGCATTGCACGGTGTATCTGCATATACGGCTTCGCAACAGTGCAGAAGTGCAGCTTTTTAGCGCGGTCGATATAATAGAGATTTACCGTCGTCATATCCATTGGGTCGTATTGCACGTAGAATTTTTCCCACGTGTGCAGCCTTCGCCATTCCCTGTCGGGTATCGTTTCGCCGTTCTCATCGGTAGTGAATACCTCCCAGTGGTAGTGCTTTTTGTCTATCGTCATCTTTATACCGCTGTCGGTGAATGTTACAGGTTTGTCGCTCATTATCCAAAACATATCCTGCATTTCGTACTTGCCTACCACAGGCGTATCTTCGTTCACGCTGCCATCGTAGAGTGCTATACGGCTGCTGTCGTGCTTTGGGTGTTTTGCCTCGTTCCACTCTTCGCGGCACTGGGCATACAGCTCACATAATTCCTGATATGTCGGCAATTTGTCGCGGTTGGCTGCCACCATTTCCATATTGGGGCGGCTCGTTTCCTTTTTCGCTGTAACGTTCTGCCCGGTAAAGTTGAAGTAGCGTGCCAACACTTGTTGTTGGAAGCGACCGAAGATGCTTTCAATCGTCTTCGATGCGCCATTGTGAGGCATCGTGGGGCGGTGTATGTGGCAAAGCCTATCCAAAAAGCCCTTTTCCTTTTCGTCGCCAGTGGGCTTTTTGCCCTGTCGGTTCAGCTTGTTGTGTCCGCCTTGATTGTCGTGCACTATCTCATAAGGCTTGTGCCCGCTGCGCTGTATAGCCATGCGGAAAGCGCCGTACTGCGCCTCGAAGTTCTCGCTTTCGCTGATGTGGTAGCCAAGCAGCACTTCGCTGAAGCCATCTACCACCTCGTACACGTTTATCGTCTTCACCGTCTTTCCGTCCCGATAATATAGGTTTAGCTTCGTACCGTCGCCATACCAAAGACTGTCTCGGCGTGTAGGCAACATCGTGCTTTGCTTGCGTCCGAAGCGTTGGCGGGCAACCTGTTCGCCGTGCACGGCATCACACCACAACTGTTCAATCTTTGGGCTGTACAGCCACGCTTGCATGGAACGCACGCTCTTAAGCTGCTTCCACCCGCGGAACACCGCTATTTCGTTGTATTTTGCAAATAGCTGCTCATCGTTATATCGTGGTGTATGGCTACGCTTCAATGCTACCAACACGTCGCGTCCTTCGGCTGTTATCTTTATGGTGTTGATGTTGCCGAGCTTCTTGCTGACGACACTTTCGTAGCCGTCTTTCTCAAAGGCGCGTATGCGTGCTTTCAGGCGGCTAAGGCTGGCAGGCAGCGTGTGTTGGTAGCGTTCGCGCAGCTCTTCGCTGTTCTGCAACACCACCTCCCACACGTCGGTAGCCCTTGCATTGAGGCTTGCCATCATTGCCTTGCGCTCCATTTTCATGCGCAGCAGCTCGCCCAGTACACTGGCGTTGGTGGTGTATTCGGCTATCAATTCTTTGTCGAGCGTTGTGTACTCGCCATTCTTGAAGTATTCGTATTCTTCAAAGAAAGTGCGTGCGCTTTCGTCGTACTTAACCGTCTTGCGCATCTCCCTTTCACGCAGCACTTCTTCGGGGTTGCCGTACTTCTCCATAAATCTTTCCCTATACTTTTTCGGCATGGAATCAAAGCTGTACAGTGCGCATCTACCCTCGCCACCGCCACGGCATACGCAGAAGATGTTCTTGCGGAATAGATTTGATTTTAGCGTACCCTTTTTCATCACAGGGTCGCTTCCACCAATCAGCTCCGCTTCTGTTACGCACAGCATTTTGTTGTAATATTCCATACTCGTTGTTTTTTACAACTTCTTTAAATTCTCAAAATCGGCAGCGTTAAATTCTATAACATGCCTACGTTGTGCCTTGCGACGGCGGAAAGCATTCAGTACACCTTTTAAAAAGTGATACGCCTTTTTTAGCCAGCCATCGGAATGATTGTTTACCGTTATCGCCATGCTGTCGGGCGTTTCTACCACTGTTACAGCGGTAGCATCTGCCACCTCCAAAACAATTTTTATTTGTTTTTCTATTGTTATCTTCATTTTTTGTCCTCCTTATAAGCTGGCAGCGAAGCACTGCGCGTTAGTTAATTCTTCAATTGTGTTGATGTGAATATCACGGCAAAGCTCGCCTTTCTTGTTAAATACCTTAACGTTGCCGGTAGTCCACACCATAACGAGTTTTGCGCCATTCTCAAAAGGTTGTATCATCTCACCAGCTGCTGTGTTGTGTATCGTCTCGAATGCCGGTAGCTCGTTCATAAGTACCCCGCCACGGTGCAAAGCCAACTTTCTAATGCGCTTTGCTAAATCGCTATTACCGCGCTTTGCATCAAAAAATAAAGCGAAATCAACCATTGAGCGGGAAACGTTGAGTGCCGTTTCTATCCATTTCTTTTCTTTTCCCAAGATTTTAATGTACTTCTTCATTCCTATTTTTCTTTTATATATATTGTTAATTTTAATTCATAGCCTTCTGCACTTACCCATACATCTTCATCACCAAAGGCTTCTCCTATGATTTTTAGGTCTAAAGACGACGTGAAGCCAGCAATACCAACTATTACCACCTCAGGTGAATTTTGACATATATTCAGCACTTCTATTTCATGCTCGAGAGGCAAAGCACCAATAATCTCCTCAATTTCTTCTTTTGATATCCATTTTTCCATATTACATTATTTTATTAGTTTAAATTCTTATTTGTAGCCCCTTTTTCGTATCTTTGGGGCGTGTAGAAATTCTTACACGTTGCAAAGATACAGTATTCTGTATTAATAAGCAAGAAAAATAGGAACTATTTTACAGTATTCTGTATTATGATGAGAAAAAATGAAATTTCGGATAGATTTATGAAAGCCTATGAATATCTTGTAGAGAACCATATAACTACTGATAAAAAGGCTTTTGCAGATAGTGTAGGCATAAGTTCTTCGCTTATGACAGAAATAGATAAGGGGCGAAGTGCTGTAGGCGTGAACGCAATACAGAATATTGTACTAAAATATAATATTTCTTCTTCGTGGCTGCTTACTGGCGAAGGTACAATGTTGAAAAATGACGCCCCACCACCACTTGAGGCAGCCGTTCAGCCGATATACCAGCCATACAACCCCGAAAAAAAGGTAGACAACCAAATTATTAACCTGTACGACTTCGAGGCGACGGCAGGCTTGCGTTCGCTGCTCGATAACCGGCACGCCAATATCATCGACACTATTAAAATACCCAACATGCCTAAATGCGATGGAGCTATACACATTGTGGGCGATTCGATGTACCCGCGCTTGAAGCCAGGAGATATAATTTTTTATAAAGAATTACCCATCGACCTGCAAAGCATTTTGTATGGTGAAATGTACCTGCTATCTTATAGCATAGATGGAGACGATTACTGTGTGGTTAAGTATATTAAAAGGTCTGATAAGGGCGAACCATTCATAACACTGGCTTCGCACAACCCGGCACACGAAGATACCGACATTGATTTCCGTTGCGTTAATGCCATCGCCCTTATCAAAGGGTCTTACAACCAAACAACCATGTCGTAACTAAAATATATATGAGTAATAAAAAAGAGAAAGAACAAGAGGAGGAATGGGTAAAAAGGCATCGTACTGACGATTGTATTACCAATTCCGACAACGCTCCTCACGCTAATATTTAAAAGATTAGCATTGCAAAAAATGCAATAATAACACTCGTAAGTGTTATTAGCATTGACCAACGCACATACCTGCTACGTCGTTCCAATAGTAAGTTGTTAGTGTGATAGGCATGTGTTGTGTCTTCTATGTTATCCAAAAGAAGATTGCGCATATAGACTGCATTCATCTTTTGGGTATCGTTGTCGTATCGTTTTTCTAACATTCTCATGTTATCATCGTATATCATAATTTCCGCCTCATTCCCTATTGGCATATAACGATGCACCCACAATACTTTAATATAAAGTATCAAAGATGCCATTCCTAAACCAAGGCATAGTATGGCGCTGAAAATTTTCATACTATTTGAATTGCTGCTAATACCAAATGCGCCAACCCCGGAAAAAATAGTTACAAATATGCCAAATAGGGTGTAAGCTCTGTCAGTTGATTTTCTTAGTTGCTCCAACACGCTACCGGTTAGCATATCAGCTCGTACTAATACTTGGTAAGCCGTATCAGTACTTAACGTATCTCGCATATACTTTGATATTTCATAATTTCCCATTACTTTATCTCCTTTTTTCTTACCACAAAAGTACTAAAAATTATTGAGAATAAAGAATTTACGCCACTTTTTCTATATATCAAGCACTCTGTCCTTTTAGCTGGGTGCTTTTCCTTTTATATTATGTACACATCACACCACCAAAGGGCTACCACTTGGTAGCCTTTTTTTGTGCCTGCAAATAGGCGCACACACGCTTTTTTATCCGTTTTTCAGCCTTAAATATATATAAGCTATTGACTTACAAATACTTACTACTTGTTTTATATGCTTAAATACCTGCCAAACACCACCTTTTAATACGGAAAATACCCCCCTTAATTCAACGAAAAATGCGAAAAATGCCATTTTTTAGTACCAAACAAGGGGGTGGTACGAGTTCCAAAATACCAAAAAGTGAATAACCAAACGAATAACCAAGAGAACTATTTCGTTTTTACACGAATAACCAAACGAATAACCAAAGCCCATTTTTAACATTTAGGCGGTAAAAAATAGGGCTAAAATGGCAAAACACGCCAAACATCTGTGTAAAAGCGTTTAAGTATCTTTTAATCAAGTACTTATAAATATAATGCGATGCAAAATGGCTATTATAGCGTTTAAAATGAGTGTAAAATCGTTTAAGTAGTGTTTAATCAATGAGTTACGAGTCTAAAAGGGTATGAAAAGAGGCGTATAGCTCATTTTGCAGGATGATTTTGAGAAGTATGTATCCTATAGCTCAAATTGCAGGATGATTTTTTCCGATGTTTCTTCGTTGAAGCAGATTACATATTGTACCTTTGATTTGCAGTTTGAAGCGTAGTGAAGCTCTGCTGGGGAGCAACTTCATAAGGAATAGAACTGCGCAGATTGACAAGTATGGGCAGGAGTTGCTATCAACGCGGCTCCTGCTTTTTCATACTTAGAGATTCTGCTAATGCCAAGAAAAACCCAGAAATGAACCGCTTGCGGTTCTCCATTGTTAGTCCACTGTGGTTGTTTAAGTTCTTCTTTAAGTCAGTGAATGTGCCTTCAATCTTGTTGTTTGTATTCGGCATACCCTTGCAGTCTTCTCGCTGATATGTAAAGAGGTAAGGAAGGTAAAACTCTAGACTGTTCTTCGCCGACCTTAAACGCTGATGTGTGTAGTGCATCTTTCCGTCCTTATGCAGGCTCTTGTGGTTTATAGTATTCTTCCATTTCACTTTCCAGTCCTGGTAACTTTGCACAAAATCAGCCTCATTACTTCTATGAAGTTTACCCACTAAATATTTCAGTTCTCTACTAGATAACATCTTAGGATTCAGGGTAAGATAGCGTTTGACAATCTGCTTCATATGAAATTGGCACATTTGTATGTGATAGCTTGAGAAGGTTTTAAACAAACTTTGCTTCCCATCTATAATAATTCCCTCAATGGTATAGCCACGGCTCATGATGCTGCTCACTGCATCTTCATAATCTTTTACGGTTTCGTTCTTCACAAAGGACATATACAGAGGGCAACCTGTAGCAGAATCAAGACCTAGCATGACACCAAAACCACGTCCCCAATAGGTAACGTCCAAATGAACAAAACCTCCTCCTGAAAGTGGGGGTTGCACCCATTCTCGCTTGATGTTATGTAATCTACGCTTGACAGTTGCGATGCTAATACCAAATCGTAACGATAACTCGGATATAGTTTGTTTTTCTTGTTGATATACTCGCCATAATTCGTCTTCGGATACATTACTCCCAGACCGAAACTGAGTATGACAATCTTTACACAAATACAGTTGTTTTCCATGACGCACTCCGTTTTTCACGGTGTGTTTACTCTTACACACTGGGCATTTTTTCTTGTTCATTATAACTTCGCTTTTGGGCTTTTCAAATACCAGCGAAGTTAGTGTTTATCGAACATTAAGCTATATTGCATCCTGCAAAATGAGCTATTGAACGATTTCAAAGGTCGAAATATCTCTGAAACGTTTGAATTGCTGAGAACACCAGTGTATATCGGTAGTTAAGGAGGATTCCATCCTGCAAAATGAGCTATAGGTCATTTTTTTGTATTAGATGTTCAATAGCTCAAATTGCAGGCTAGTTTTATTCAGAAAATTCAAGGAGTTTATATACTTTTGGAATGCAGTCTGAAGCATAGTGGGGCTCTGCTGGGGAGCAACTCCATGAGGAATAGGATTGTATAAAACGGCAGGTATGAGCAGGAGCCGCTATGGATGTGGTCCCTGCTTTTTCATACTTAGAGTTTCTATTAATGCCAAGAAAAACCCATAAATGAACCTTTTTCGGTTCTCTTGCGTAAGCCCGCTATGATTGTTCAGGTTCTTCTTTAGGTCAGTGAATGTTCCTTCAATCTTGTTGTTGGTATTGGACATCCCCTGGCAGTCCTCCCGCTGGCAGGTAAAGAGATAAGGTAAGTAGAAATCAAGGCTGTTCATAGCTACCCTCAACCGCTGGTGCACATAATGTAGCCTACCGTCCTTGTGCAGGCTTCGACGAGCTATCGTGTCTTTCCACTTCTCCTTCCATGCTTGATATTCGCTCCTGAAATCAGCCTCATAGATTCGGTGCAGCTTGTCCACAAGTGTCTTTAAATCTCGGCTGGCCAGCATTCTTGGATTCAGAGTAAGATACCTTCTGACAATCTGCTTCATGTGAAACTGACACATCTGTACATGGTATTTAGAGAAAGACTTGAAGAGACTCTTTTTTCCGTCAATGATCAGACCGCGTATGACATACCCACGCTTTTCAATACTGGCGACCGCATCTTCATAGTCCTTCACGGTCTCGCTTTTTACAAAGGACAAATAGAGAGGCTTTCCATTCTCCGTGTCCAATGCAAGTAGCACTCCGAAATTTCGGCCCCAATAGGTTACGTCCAGATGGACAAACCCGCTTCCCTTTAATGGAGGTTGCACCCACTCACACTTGATATCATGTAACCTGTGCTTGACTGTCGAGACGCTTATCTTGAAACGCACCGATAGTTCTTTAATCGTCTGCTTCTGTTGTTGATAGGCCGTCCACAATTCATCATTGCTCACTTGGGAACCAGAGCGAAACTGATAACCGCAATCCTGACATTTATACAGTTGTAATCCTTTACGAACACCATTCTTTTTCGTGTGTGTACTGCCACACACACGACATCTCATTTTGAACATACTAGCTTTAAATTTTAAGGCATATTAAATACCCATAAAGTTAGTATACATCGGTAAGTTAGCAATGTCTAAGCCTGCAAAATGAGCTATTGAGCAATTTAAACCATCAATTTAGTGCTGAAGGTATATTGAATGGGTGAAACATAAGTAAATATCGAATGCAGAGAGCTTTTCAGCCTGCAAAATGAGCTATAGGTCGAAATCTATCATTGGTAATAAGTGCTTTGGGAAAAACAGAGCGGGCTATGCGCATCATAGAAGATGATAAATCGAGTGTTATCTCCTTGACAGTATTTCGTTTAGAAAGGTCTATCTTCTTGAGAACCTGAATAACGTCCTCTGCTTTAGTCCCTTTAACCACAGCTACCAAAGTCCCTTTTCTACCCTTTCCCGCCTTGTTGGTCAGAAAAGTATAAACCTCGCCACTGCTTAGACAGGTCTCATCAATACTTAGACTCTCTCCTATGTTATCTTCAAACAATAGCCAGTCTTGAGCATGACCCAACTGATCCCAGCTACGGTAATCACTGAAATATTCCTTGTACTGTGTGGATAACAGCTTGCCATTTACGCCATAGTGCGCACCGATACTTGCGATGCTCTCTGCAGTGGACTCAATTCTATTCTTTTAAAAAAGAAACGAACTCGGGGGATAGTTTACTGCCCTCAGCCGTCAAATCATCATATGAATAAGTAAATATCTCTCCGTTGGAACTGTCACGCCACTTACGACGGCGAACATGGAGGTAAACTGCTTTGCCACGAAGGGGGAAGTCCTGAATAACACGCTCGCTGGTAAAACCATAACTGCTTACGGTGCCTAGCTTATGGTCTGACTTTTCCATAAAGTTACGCTCGTCAAGCCAAAAGTCAAACTGCGAAACACTCTCTTGAATATCGACAACATCAAAGTAGTCGGCAAGTACATCTGGAAAGATGCAACGTAATAATTGGTGACTCTTCATGATGCAAAGGTAATAAATACTTATGAAATTATATGCTTAAGAGTATAGACTTGCAACTGGGTTTTAGGACTGACCCCGTTTTCCTACTGAGCCGTTATATTTTGTAATGATGTAGTGTGTGGTATTCTTATGTCCTACGGCAATACGTATTTTATACGTGCCATCTTTCGCTTGTGTGTGCCTTAATAAAGCTAATTTAATTGTTGCCATTGTTTTTAAAATTAGAAAACGAATAAAAAATGTTCGCTTATACGTCCAAATTTGGACAGAAAACAAGTTTTTTTTATTCGTTGATATTCAACGGCTGTATGTCTTTTCGTTTAAAAAGTGCCTAATTATAAGGTAATTAAGCACTTTTCAGAGAGTGATTCCGTTGGGGTTCGAACCCAAGACCCACAGCTTAGAAGGCATTTTGTACTTCTATCAAAGTTACTCATAAACAACGTGTTATGTTATTCGGTAGTACATCACTCAACCTATTACTCACCCTTCTTATTGTTCAGGTATTTCTCACGAAGCATCTCTCTGTCGTCAAGAAGCATTTGCATAAGTTGTTCTTTTATTGCTTGCGCCTTTGAGAACTGATGCTGGTATTCCTCCATTTGATCCTGCATGCGGTCAATCTGATGTTGTAGCTTCTCTATCACGGCACGCTGACTCTTAATAATATCTATCTGTCGTGGTACTTTGCCCTTATAGAAGTCTTCATGACCATAATTATTGATTATATTGCGTCCTGCATTCCCTCTGTTATTTGAATCTGCAATCGAACCTCGCTCAGAAGATACAGATTGTGCTAATACTGTTTCGTCCATCATTTTTTTATCTTATTTTTTGGCTTACAATTCGTTCGGCTTTCCATATACCCCTTATTTCACTTCTGCTTACATCGATCTGCCCGTGTATCGGGTTATCAGCTTTTAGTGTAAGCGTATTATTTGAATATAGCGTATTCTTTAGAATCCTTTTAATGGTCAAAGTTTTCCCATAAGCAACAAAGACAACACCAACAGCCTCTTCCCATTTGGGTTCTGAAATCTTGCGTGCAAGCACTTTTGCACTATCAGGTATATTTGGAGCCATACTATCACCATTTACCTGAAAAACAACATAATCTCCATTTGCTAAATCTTCTCCTTTTTCCTGCATAATACCATAGGTTTCAGTCTTGCAATTTTGCATATCTCCAAAACATTCCACGAATGAAGCTGCTGCATCTTGCAGAACAAAAGGAACATTGACAAGCTCTTCTTTTATATAGCTCTTAATAGGATTTGCGGTGTTTGAAACTGTTTGAGTACCCCCACTATTGTTTGAATTTGTTACGTGAGAGTTATCTCCGCTAATGAGTATTTGACCACTATTATTAGAAATATTCCCTGTCCTTGTTCCAAGAAGGATGTATAACCTATCAAGATTATAAAGTTCGACGCACTTATCAATAATTCTGCGAGTTGCGCCTTGTTTGCCTATCTTGATATTCGTAAGCGAAGATTGAGATTTTATCACCCCATCTTTCATCAGTTTATATCCACTTATGCCCTTTGTTTCAAGTTCCCGAAGGAAGCGTTCTGAAACTTCATCTAATCTTTTTTCCATATTTTATTTAATTTTATTTTGTACTTTATAAATTATATAGTATTTTTGTAATCTCATATCAAAGGGGTTTATTTTATGTGTAGTATATATATTTTATTATTATATTTTTTCACCACGCCCCAACGATAGAACCCCTTTTTTTGTGGGGCGTTGGTTTTTTTACAACCATTTAGTTTTTTTATTTTTTAGCTATGGTTAAAAGGAAGTTATATATCAGTATCGAAGAAACAATATCGGCGTTTCAAACAAAAGAAACAGCCGAAGCTTACATCTTTGCTCTGATGATTAAAGCTTCCACCATATCTGCAAGGATTAATAATCCGACTATTCGCAATCTAAAATCAATTCTTCATATCGGCAACACAAAATGTGTACGTGCGCTAAAAAATGCACTTGCATACGATTATGTCCGATTTGAAGGTAAATCTCTTGTTGCGAATATATTAAAAAATAATAAAGACAATATCAGACCGATATTTTTCGAGAAAGCGACACGCAAACAAGATGGAAGTCTTAATTGTAGTGTGTCTTTCCGAAATATGGAAAAACTCATTCGTGAACAAGTTATTATCAATCACGTTAAGAAACAGAACCTGTGCGAGAAAACGTATAAAGCAGTTTCTGACGGCATAGTTGATGGGGTCTTGCTAACTGCAAACCAAATCAAAACTTATCGCCGGAGAAAAAATCGTTTGTCTCATACAGAGAAGTTTCATAAAGGATTGAGTCTTGCTAAAGTTATGAGCATTATCCATTCCTCACGTTACGCTGCATGCAAACTGATGCGTGGTCTCGTACTGACTGGTAAACTCATTAAAGAGGAAATCCTCGAAGATACAGGAATCGCACCAAATAACTTTGGACGAAATGCGAACAAGTATATGCGAGAGATTGGCTTTGGCGGTTACTTCCTGTACAGAGATGGCAAAATCGTATGCCAGCGTTCAAATGTGTATGTGTGTAGCGATAATTTTAATTCAAAATACTATGCAAAATAATATTTTTTTTGAGCGTGTTCCTAAAAACGAACCCAAATATAAAGCAGTTAATTCCTATACAGGGGGTATAGGGGGAGTTAAGTATAATAATTATAATATTAACTCTAAACGCAATAGAAAATATCGCACATATACACGAGAAACGGTTAATGATAAATTCTTTGCTGAATACTGCAATGAAGTTGATATTTTCGACTCGCAAAATCATTTTCCTAATTGGATTTACGAGTTTAGAGAGCAAAACTTGCGTAAAATCAGCAAAAACTTTCGTTTGATGTGTCAAATTCTTAAAGATGAGGGGGTTGAGTTTAAAATCAAATACCCCATTGAGAGTGAGAATAAATGGAAGTTTGCTGATGCGTATCTGCCCAAATACAATCTTGTTGTGCTTCTGTTGAGCGATAAGGACTTCATCGGTTTGCCGTGCTGGTCAAAGTCCAACAAAGAACTTTTCTTTGAGAAGAAATGTAGCGTCATTGCGATTCTCCCTGACGAGTTACCAAAACTTCACGAAAAGCTTCAGTCTTTTAACTAAAGATTGGTTGTATCATTATTTCAAAGAGCAATATATAGAGATATTCTATCTATTTTCATCGCCTTTTATACATCTATTCCTTACTATATATATTAAGTAGTAAAATAATGTTAAAAACTACTCATTTTATGTATTATCTTTTGGTAGTACATATTTTTTGTAGTATCTTTGCAACATACTTAACGAAGTTACTTCGCAAAGGTATATATTTACTTTGTAAAAAGCAAATTATTTATGATAAAACATACAATATTTAATATAGAAAAGACCCCAAAGAGGTGGTTAAATACTGCCGAAGCGGGAAAATACCTTGGATGTAAAGAACGCTTCTTGCGTAATCTTCGCTCAACGGGACAGCTTCACTTTTACAAAATAGGAGGACACGTTCTTTATGACATTGCAGATCTTGATAAGTTAGTTATCAAAAATAAGGTGATATAGCAAAAAGTTAGACTTTATATAGATGTGATTTTTTAGTTTCATAAATATTATTTGATTTAGATTCTTTTTTTAGAGTGATTCGTGCAGTACGTGAGTATAGCACGAAAATGGAGAGAAAGCCGGAATATCGGTAAATGGGAGCATTTTCTTGCTACGAGGTTCGATTCCTCGCTCTCCACAATGAATATTGAACAGTGGTCTTTGACTTATTGATAACGATAAAGCTGAAAGGTGCTATGGGTAGCAGAGATGCCGTAATCTCATAGTGGACTGAATAGGCGGTTAATATGTTTAAAATAATATGTAGCGATAGTGCGTACAGTCCATTAAACGCAGTGAGTAAACTTTGGGTGGGCGTCAAAGGTCGCTAAGCTACACATTTTTATATGCTATATATTAACATCTATATCAAGATATATAGGTGTTAATAAAGAAGTAATGCAGGTTCAACTCCTGCCCGTTGGTAGAGGTTCGGTAACAAGTATGGGTTCGATTCCCATTTAATAGTGGTCTATCAAATACCAAAGCGCACGCTGCACTGAAATAAGGTGCTATACTATTCGATTAGGGCGTGCGTACAATAATAAATATTATAAAATATGGAAAATAACGAATTAGTTTTCAAAGGTGAGAACAGTCAAGCACTGACAAATAGCTTGTTGGTTGCTGAAAAGTTCGGTAAAACACACGATAACGTATTAAAAGCTATCCGCAATATCATTGGTGGGTGTGTCATTAAAAATAACGAGACCCCAATGTTTGTTGAAACGACCTACTTCAATCAACAAAATAGGCAAGATTACCCTATGTTTGTTATGAATAGAGATGGATTCACATTATTAGCAATGGGCTTCACTGGTAAAAAAGGCACTACAATTCAAACTCGATTACATTGCAGCATTTAATGCAATGGAAAATGAATTGAGGAATCCAAAACCATTATCACAGCTCGAAATATTACAAGGTTCTGTAAATGCACTTATTGAACACGATAAGCGTCTAAAAGCCGTTGAACAACGTCTTGACAATATGGACAAGGAACGTGAAGAGAATGGACGATTACTTCTCAAAGCAAAGTTGTCTGATATTCCTACACCGCAACAATCTGTACGTTCACGCATTAATGAACTTGTATGTGAGTATGCACGTGCAACAAACACCGCTCATCGTGATGTCTGGAACACGATCTACAAGAAGCTGAAATACCTCTACCATATCTCAATCAACTCATACAAGAAAGTCAAACCGACAGAAACGAAACTTGATGTTGTTGAGAGAATTGGAGTTCTTGAAAACGTACTTTCAATTATTTCGGAAATGATTAATGACTTTAAAGTGAAGACGGTATGATAATACAAATATTTATGGCGATTGGTACAGTTATCTGCATAGCTACTGTTGCCAAGTACATTTGGCAAGAAAAAGGTTGCTTTAAGGTGGTTTATGATGATATAAAGCGTGAGTTAAAACAAAATACAAATAATGGAAAAAATTATTAGAGAAAGGAAATACACAATCCGACAACTATTTGCGCTTGTCGGTGGTGCAGGAAACTACCTGCATATTAAAAAAGGAATTTATAATAAGAACTCATTAGCACAGGAACGCACACGACAGAATGAAATTGCACATTGCGCACCGGGGTTTAATAAGTTCTTTATTAAATCCAATATCAAAGAAGGGTATATAACAATTGGACAAAGGTATTAACAATTAAAAGAATAAATAAAATAATGGAAAATCAAGTAACAACAACTCAACAACCACAAACATTACAAACCTTGATGAGTTCAAGTGCGGTAGCAAAAAAACTCAACGAGGTTCTCGGAAGCGAAAAGAAAGCTTCTGCTTTTATTTCCAGCGTTATATCGGTGGCGAATGGAAATAAACAACTCCGAATGTGTCAGCCAATGTCTATTCTTTCATCGGCAATGATTGCTGCAACACTCGACCTCCCAGTCGTCCCAACGCTCGGTATGGCTTATATCCTTCCATACAAAGGCACAGCGACCTTTCAGATAGGTTATAAGGGTATTCTCGAACTTGCTATGCGAAGCGGAGAGTTTCAGAATATCATTGATGAGGTGGTGTATGAAGGACAGCTTGTGAGTAAAAACCGCTTTACTGGCGAATACGTCTTCGATGAAGATGCAAAGAAATCTGACAAACCTATCGGTGTTATGGCTCGCTTTGACCTTGTTAATGGGTTCAGTAAGACAATCTTCTGGACTATTGAAGAGATCGAAGCGCACGCAAAAAAATTCTCCCAAGCATATCGCTCTGGTTACAATAGTCCATGGAAGACTGATTACCTTTCAATGGCAAAAAAGACAGTCGTTAAGGCTCTCCTTTCAAAGTATGCTCCTAAGTCGGTTGCGATGCAAACGGCTATTAAGTTTGACCAAGCGAAAGTTAAAGCAAACTCTGATAATGTCGAGGAACTCAATATTGATGTATTCGATGCAGAGTATGTTGATAACGAAGTACAACCCGTTGAAGCGCAGGCAGAGGAAGTGGACCCTTCAAAGGATTTATTCGGAGGAGAAAAAGAAGAAAAGACCGAAAAGAAAAAGGAGGGTAAGAAATAATGAACGACCTTCAAAGAACATCAGATTGGTATCTTTCACGTAAAGGCAAGCTAACCGCATCTGAAATATATATCCTCCTTGCCAACCACAAGGAGGATATGACAGAAGCGGAACTTGAACAATTCAAAAAAGATAACCCAAAGTCAAGAGTACGCACAAAGGAAGTACCCTTTTCGCAAGGAACGTTCTCATATCTTGATGGAAAGATTGCCGAGCAGTTTATGCCAAACGATGCTTTCCTTGAATATATGGAGGATAGCGCACCACGTTCACGTGCTATGGATTGGGGAACGCTTATGGAGGATTCTGCTCGCACTCGCTATCAAGAGGAAACAGAGAATGAAGTACTTGATGCGCCATTTGTTCCTCTTAAGGAATTTGAGAAGTTTGCAGGTGGCAGTCCAGACGGTATTATTCGTTCGGGCGGAATAATTGAGATTAAGTGTCCGTTCAGCCCTGCCGTGCATCTGAAACATTTTCTGTATGAAAAGGCAGATGACCTGAAGGAGGACAATCTTCAATATTACTGCCAAATTCAATACAATATGATTTGTATTGAACGTGAAACGGGTGTTGAGGTGCCGTTTGGGGATTTCGTTTCATACGACCCACGTACATCAAGAAGCAAGCAGTTAAAAGTTCTCCGTATACCAAAGGACGAAGAAATACAACATCAATTACTCGAACGCACACAGTTGGCGGTTGAGTATTTCAAAGAGAAAATCAATCAAATCAGTAATGCGAAAGCAATAATATAAAGCAAATGGATTTTAAAGGTGTAATAAAAAAGGTACTCCCGGCTAATTCCGGAACGAAAAATGGGAAGTCTTGGATTAGTCAAGACTTTGTTATTGAAGAAGTTGGGCAACGTTACAATCAATCGATAGTGTTTAATGTCTTTGGGCAAGAGAGGATCGACTCATTTCAGCTTGCAGAAGGACTTATGGTGACTGTTCAACTTGATTTCAATACGAACGAATGGCAAGGTAAGTTCTATAATCGTGTAACGTGCTTTAACGTAATACATGAAGGTGCAAAGACTACGCAACAAACGCAGTTTGCCAATACTGGTAGTCAGTCTACACCACAACAGGCGGCTCCGCAACAAGCAGTACCGCAACAACAAGGTCAATCAGATGATTTGCCTTTTTAGTAGGTTGTAATCGTAAAACAAATGAATATGGAAATTCAACAACAGGAATAGGGTTTACAGGAATCCTTGCAATAGTTTTCATTGTTCTTAAACTTACAAAGGTTATCACATGGTCGTGGTGGTGGGTTCTTTGCCCCATTTGGGGACCTGTAGCCTTTGTGTTAGTAGTTTTAATCATTAGCTTTATTATAAAGCTTGGTATGCGCAAATAGTAAAAATAAGCCCCTTGTATAAATCGCATACGATGGGCGGTTAAATATTTTTTAATAACGAATAAGCTATACTAATTAGAAAATGAGAAGTAAAACATCAACATGGTTTGAAACCAAAGTCCGTTACGATAAAACAATGGATGACGGACGTGAGAAGAAAGTAACAGAGGTGTTTGTGGTTGATGCTCTTTCTTTCACGGAAGCGGAAACGAAGATAACAGAGGAACTATCCGCATACACAAGTGGAGAAACATTCATCAAGGCGATCACACGTGCGCCATATTCAGAGGTTCTTTTCTCTGACGATAGCAAGGACGATAAGTGGTATCGTGTAAAACTCGCTTTCATTACGCTTGACGAGCGTACCGATAAGGAAAAGAGAACACTCGTTACATATCTTTTCCAAGCGGCAAACATTGACAAGGCTCGCTCTTATATCAAAGAGTTTATGGGCAATTCAATGAGTGATTACGATGTGGCATCAATCTCAGAAACACAGGTATTAGACATATTTGAAAAAGAATAATTCTTGTTCACTTCTTTATAGTAATATTTAGAACTCGTGGGGAAGCGTCCCCACACTTGCTTTGGTGGCGGAATTGGTAGACGCTAAACTTAAGTCGGTGAGAAAGGGATATGGACGAGACCATTAGAACAGAAGCCGTGTAAGCACCTCTAACATGGTATATCCCTATAAGTCAAGTGAAAATATTAAGACTTGTGCAACGCTTAGTTGGTAACGGCTAACACTTGATATAATTCATGCAGGTTCGAGTCCTGCCCAAAGCTCAAAATTAATAACAAAATAAAGAAATATGGAAGAAAAGAAGTGTTATATCTCATTGCCAATAACGGGTAGAGATATTGAAAAAGTAAAAAAAGATATTGAAAAGATTAAAATTCAGTTGATACATAACGGATATTCTCCAATATCCCCTTTCGACAGAGAAGTGGATTTCAATGCAACCCACGAACAACACATGAGAGAGGATTTTAAACTTTTGCTTGATTGTGATGCCATTTATATGGCAGACGAATGGACTAACTCTAAAGGTTGCAAGGCGGAGTTTGACTGTGCGCTTGCTTGTGGTATCAAACCGATATTCAGCTTATACTCAATTCTGCAATGGTAAAATACAACAAAGAGAATCCTTTAAGGGTGTTCACGAGTTTCAGCGGTTATGACAGCCAGTGCCTCGCACTTGAACGGATTAGGGAGTACGACAAAGACTTCTGTTTTGAACTTGTCGGGTGGTCAGAGATAGACAAATACGCCATTCGTGCGCACGACATTCTATTTCCTCAATACAAGGAAAGGAATTTTGGCGATATTTCTAAGATAGACTGGTCCAAAGTTCCTGACTTTGACCTGTTTACCTATTCAAGTCCTTGTCAGGATTTCAGCCAAAGCGGTCTGCAACGAGGGGGTACAGAGGGGTCTTGTACAAGAAGTTCGCTACTTTGGGAATGTAGGAGAGCTATCGCCATAAAGAAACCAAAATACCTTATGTTTGAGAATGTCAAAGCATTGGTAAGTAAGAAATTTCTCCCACTATTTGGTAAGTGGCTCTCGGAACTTGAGAACTATGGTTACGTAAATTATTGGAATATTCTCAACGCATCTGATTATGGTGTCCCACAAAACAGAGAAAGAATATTTTGTATTTCAATTCTCAAAACGAAAGACGACGAGAATCCTTTATATTTCTTCCCTAAACCCTTCCCTCTCGAAAAGAAATTAAAAGATATTATAGAAGCGAATGAGGACGGAACGCCAAGGAAACTCGATGAGAAATACTACTTGTCAGACAAGGCACTTGAATATTTCGACAATGGAAAAAAGTAATGTCGCATACGCTGCGATACACCCCAGGACAAGTACTGGCGTTTGTCCCACCATAAAGGTGAGTATTAACAACATGTCAGTATGTACCATACTGCCTGTGTCTCATTTTCCCATACCGGGAGTAGTGGAAATTTTTGATTAAGATATGTGCGTATGATAAAGACAGATACGGTCTGCACGGAACGCGACTCTGGCAGATGTCATGAAAACGGCATAGTGGAAGTGTCGGGAATCAATGTCGCCGGACAGGACGTGTCCCGCACTATCCGCGCCGTTTACGGGAAATGCGGATTTGACAGTGTTTTCCGTCCGACCGGGCAAGGCATAACAGGCATTGTTGAAGTGTATTGAGCGTGTCTGTTTTATATGATATTTTTACTCATAATTGTAAGGAGCAAATGAATAAGATTATTCAGGTTGGAAACATCTTTCCTCATGCTAAATTTAGAAACGCGCAAAACGGAAGGATATATAGCATAGACGGCATCTCTCCATGTCTTACCACTATGAGTGGCGGAGGCTTGCAACCAAAAATCATAGAGGTGAACATTAAAGGAGTGTCAAACACGATTACAACAGTACAGAAAGATTATTTACTTATGGAAGAAAACAAAAGCAAAGGCAAGCTCATAACGAAAGAGATTGCCGAACAGCTGAAACTGCCGGAGGAATACATCGGCAAGCGTTTCCGCATCAGGAAGCTCACGCCGACAGAGTGCTTCCGTCTTATGGGGGTGGACGACGACAGCATCAGGAAACTCACGGAAACGAAGAACGAGAAAGGCGAGCAGTTTATATCCAACTCCCAACTTTACAAAATGGCAGGCAACAGCATTGTCGTTGATGTAATGGTGTATATGTTCAGAAATCTTTTCATTGGCTCACCCGATGAAGATAAACGGATACCGATACAATTAAATCTGTTTTAAGATGAAATATCAAGGAAGTAAACGAAGAATAGTAAAGGAGATTCTACCCATCATACTCAATGGTATGAAAGAAGGGGACTGCTTTGTAGATGCTTTTTGTGGAGGTTGCAATCTACTTGACAAAGTACCGAGTACGTTTAAGAGGATTGCAAACGATAAAAACAAATATCTCATCGCAATGTGGGCGAGGCTAACTCGTTATAATTGGCAACCTCCTATACAGATAGATAGGGATATATACAATACTTATCGTGCTGAATTTAATAAACGAAAATTCAATGATAATAGTTCGATTAGCTTTTTAGACGCAGAGATTGGTTGGTATGGATATATGGGGAGTTTTAATGGGCGTTTCTTCGATGGTGGGTATAGTGGACATAATGTTAAAGGTAGAGATTATATCGGTGAACAGATTAATAATACCTTAAAACAAATTCCATACCTATTAGATGTTGATTGGTATTTTTCTGATTATGCAGACATACCGCTGCCTGATAAGGCAACAATCTATTGTGATATTCCTTACAAAGGAACAAAGCAATATTCCACATCAAAAGATTTCGATTATAGCAAGTTCTACGATTGGTGTAGACAGAAACATTCTGAAGGCTATCGGATATTCGTATCTGAATATCAAATGCCCGATGATTTTAAATGTATTTGGCAAAAACAGATAACGTGTGCTGTAAATCTAACAAAAACAACGAGACCAACGGAGAAACTTTTTACATTATGAAAACAAAATCAAAAATTGAACTCCACGCAGAACAATGGATAAAGCAACACCCGAACGCAACGCTAATGGAAGCGTTTGTTGCAGGGTATTGGCGATGTTCTGATGCGTGGTGCAAACAAGAAACTTAAAAATGGCAAAGAAACAGACAATTGAGCCGCACACGTGTTATGAGTGTTGTTTTGCGTACCTAATGCAATCAATACCTGTAAACCCTATCATTTCTGAATGTTCAATAACAAAGGTGCGCGAGGTGGCAAGTACACTACTCAAATGCGAACACTTCAAACCACGTGTTAAAGAAGTAGTAATTAATCCAATGAAATATTTGAAATGAATATTCCTAAAGAATTGTATAAGAAATTTTCCTCTCATAGAGTTGCGCAATTCTTTTTCTATCTGCTCTTCGTATCTGATAATGATGGTAATCTTAAGACCACGCTTCGACAGATGGCAGAGGATAACGAATTAAGCACGAAGCGAGTTTCTAAAGTACTCGAAGAATTGAAAAATTTAGGTGCTTGCGAAATAGAAAGGAAACAGAAAGGAAACAAAGGAGGGAGTGTCATAAACATCTGTAATTACGGTTTTTACGAGAAAAATTTAGGTGCTTGCGAAACAGAAAAGAAACAGAAAAGAAACAAAGAAAAGGCAAAGAAAAAAGTAACAAAAAAGAACTCTTTTGACTACTCTTTTGTTGAACCAGATCTTCAAAAACCATTTGAGGAGTGGTTAAAATATAAGCGGACTAAAAATCAAATGTACAAACGTCAATGCGACCTCGAACTTTGTTATAAGAAACTGAAAGAGTTTAGCGATGGTAATGCAGAGAAGGCTACGCTTATTATCGAACAGAGTATGACAAATAATTGGAGCGGATTGTTTGAACTAAAAATATCGGCTCCCTCTACCGCTCTTAAATCATCTGAAATGAATTACGACAAGGACAACGATTGGTAAATGGAACAAATAAATTTTAAAGCAACCATTGAACGGTTACGAGACACAACGTATAAGCCATTACCCGATAAGGTGCAAATCAGTGTACCAAATGCAGGGACGCACCTTAAAGGGGGATTAAAATACTTCTGTGGTGATGGTGCAAAGTGGAACGCTGACTATGAGAAGATTGTTCAGTGGCTCACTGATAACAAAGAAAAAGGCTTAATGCTTGTCGGTGGGTGTGGTGTGGGTAAGACATTAATAGGTATGAGAATCATTCCTTTACTTCTTAACCACTATTGCAGAAAGGTGGTAACAATCTGCACGGCAAACGAACTCAACAAGTCTCCCGATGAGATTATTAAATACCACATTATCTATATTGACGATGTGGGAACAGAGGATATTTCTAATATCTACGGAAACAAGCGTGTGCCATTTGCAGAGTTGGTTGATATGGCAGAACGTGATGGCAAGTTACTGATGTTCTCTACCAACTTAGACGAAGAACATTTAAAAGCTAAGTATGGTGATAGGGTGATTGATAGGCTTCACGCTATCACAAGAAGAGTAACAATAACTGGTAAAACAAACAGAAAATAAAAGCAAAGTTATGAAAATAGAAACTATAAACAAATTATGCGCTTCTTATATGGAGGACGCAAGAGCACTTAAGAGAAATTTTCCTAATAGGGAACTTGTTTTGTGTCTAATTGAAAATGCTTATAGAGCAGGTATAGAAGATGCCTACAAAGGTATAAAGCCGTTAGACTGGACGGTTAAAAGGTATGAAATGTCGGCTTGCACGTTTGTAGGTCTATTTATAATCCGTCCGATTTTAAAAGGAGGATTTGATGTAGAGTGCAACGGCAGAACTTTGTGTACTCGTTCTACCTTATCAAAGGCGAAAGAGTTTGCGAACAATATTTACAGGAAGAAAACAAAAGAAAGGTTGGGGTTATGACGCAGAAAGAAATCGAAAAAGTGAACTACATTTTGAAGCGGATATATAACATATTTCACGCTGATTTGATAACTCGAGCGGTGCAAAACGACAGAATAACTGTAGAACAGTTTAAGGTTGCTTGCGGTGTAATTGCAATGGCTGAAAGGTCGGGCGATGACGAGTTTGTACCTAAAATTTGGGAGGAAGTGTAGTATGACACAGAAAGATTTAGCAGAAGAGTACGCTACTGCAAGATTACAAGGCAGACTAAGCGGAAACGAGGTATCATTTTCAGGAAACAAGGTCTTCACCGAAGAGGATATTGAAGATGCTTTCAACGCAGGGCGTGAGAGTGTCTTGGAGAATATACCTGAATTAGATTGGGAAACCCTTAAAGATGAAAGTTTAAGAGCATCTACACCATTTGGATGCTATAATATTGATAAGAATGAGTATGGATTTAATGATTATATCATTTCATTTACCTCTGGTGAAACAAAAACTGCTTTTGGTAAGCAAAACGCGATACTTGCAGCTGACGAAGATTACAAAAAACATATTAAACAAGCATTGGGGTTATGATTGAAACAAAGCTATCAGTTAAAGAAATAGAACGTATCATTGTTTCATACTTAGGAGGTGTTAAAACGAATATTATAGTTCCAAACCTGTCATGGGGATTTCTTAACCATGAAGCAGACCTTATAGCTGTAGATAAAAATGGATACCTCACTGAGGTTGAAATTAAGCGTTCGTTAGAGGACTTTAAGGCAGATTTCAAAAAAGAGAACTACCACGACACAGATGAGCGTGTTTACCGCTTTGGGTATTTTGTTCCAAAGTCCGTCCTGATAAAGTGTATTGAGTATAACAACGAACATTGCAAAGGTGTAACATTTAATGGGGAGCCATACTCCGTATTTGGTTTTACAGATGATGGGAATGTATATGACGAAAAAGGGCGCATTATACATCTTGCTTTTTCTTATTCAAACAACCCCAGAAGTCGTAAACTATTCTTAGAAGAAAGGTTAAAAGTAGCACACCTTGGATGTATGAGATTGTACCCACTCGGCAGAAAAGTATAAAACATTAAGGTTATGACAATATTAGAATTACAAAAAGAACTACAAAAAATGTACGAAAAGTGCGGAGATGTTGAAGTGGTTACTGAAGATACAGATTGGACTGGTGTTGAAAGATACCATGATGAAATTTTTAAGGTAGAAAATACAATGTACAACGGAAGCGTAGCAGTTGCGCTAAAAAACAGTTAAGATATGATAAAAGAATTATCGCTACTATTTGGCATTGTTCTTATAGTTTGCTATTTGGCATTTGCCTTTGTTAATTGGGATATAGTGTGGGTAACGAGTGTAGATGCTGTTATGCGAGTAACTTATTTATTAGTATCTGTAGTAATATGGTGTATAGCAATTTGTGCTTATTTGGAGAGTAAAGAGAAACATTAAAGATTAAAACAGTATGGTATCAATATCAGACATTCAAAATGGTTCGTATCATTGGGAAACGGAAGTTTCTCACGCTAATAATATAGAAAGTGCATACGATTTTATAGAAAATGAGTTACCGCAAAATGTAGATGTTTATTTCCAAGATGAAAACTATTTGGAATTTATATTTGAAGATGGTAAGTATTATTCTGCAACCATATTCGGTGATGGTGATTTTACTCACCATCAAGCTAATTTTGAATTTATAAAATAAATAGTTATGAACGGAATAACAATTAACGACAAGCAATACATTTTTGTAATATCTGATGAACATTGTGATGGTTGCGCACTTGATAGAAGAAGTTGCGAAATAATTTGTAATGCTGTTTGTAGTGTTGCATTTGGTCCTGACAATATTTATATGGGATTATTCAAGGAACTAAAAGAAGAAAAGTAATATGATAGCAAAAATAATAAAAGCGTATTTTGAGGAACACAAAGAGAGAAAGCGCATATCAGAACAATATGCGTTGGAAAAGAAATGTGTGGAATATTTTGATAAATCCGTCCCCCGATGGACGGGGAGTTTGGAAGAATTGATAGGCAGCACACCATTGCCCGAAAAAGAGATATACTTGCTTGGGAAATTTAAGAAAGATAGTTTTCCATTGCAGGCAGTAAGGCTTCATCGTTCTTGGTGGAATGAACGACCAATGTTATCTTACGGAGATTACTCTTGCCATTCTACGTATGAATGGCTGACATCAGTTGAGAATTTTCCTAATGAACTGTGGTTTTCTACTGAAGATTATCCACGTCCAACACGTCCCACGTTGCTTTTATGCGAGTATAACTCTGGACATTACGAGGTGGTCGAGTATACAGATAAAACGTGGGTAACAGAGTTATGTTTCCCTGTAAAGCCTACACGCTACTTTGTCCTTGATTTCTTAGCTGAAAATAAATAACTAAAACATAAAAGTAATATGAAGAAACTAATTTTATTATCAGTGTTAGCATTCGTATTCACCTCTTGTGGCTACGAGATTAGAAAGAAGCCAGAGCCACCTAAACCAAAGCTGACAAAGGAGCAGATACGGAAACAGGAATACGAACAAAGGTTGAAAGACTATAATGTTAAGTTCTTGTTTGAGTGTAACGGAGTAAAGGTGTATAAGTTTACCGATTGTGGTCGTGATGTATACTTTACAGATGCAAACGGAATAACAAAATATCAGTACACCACAAAGTATACACATAGGATTCAATCTATTAATACAAAGAAGTAATATGAACAGAGAAATATTATTCAGAGGTAAGGACTTTTTGAAAGAAGAGTGGGTGTATGGAGATTTAGTTAAGACTAAAAACTTCGTTGCAATTAAGAAAACTAATGGTGATTATTTTCACCCAACTCAAGTATCACCCAACACTGTGGGTCAGTATACAGGCTTAAAGGACAAGAACGGAAAGCAAATCTTTGAAGGAGATATACTCGGATATATTGGGAAAAGAAAAGATAATATGAATAAAGTATATCGTCGAAAGGTTGTCTTTCATGAGGGAATGTTTGCCTTGCTATCGAAAGAATTACCGGCATATTCTGCATTAAATTACCACTGCATGGAAGATGGCAGGTCCGCATGGAGCGTGATTGGCAATATCCATGATAACCCCGAGCTAATCAAGTAAGCGTATGAAAAGACTAATCCCTAAGAATTGCACCCACCCTATTTGCCATTGTGCAGATGGGGTGGACACAATAGACTGTTTCTCATTCCTTAATGAAAGATTTGAGGAGTGTCCACATAAAGATTGTGAATGTTATAAAAGATAAAAGTATGTGTATGAGAGTAATATTTGAATTAGAAGTGGAGATAGATGGTAATTACGACATCAAAGACATTGAAGATTTCTATGCCTTTCAGTTTGGTCTTACGAAACATTTACCAAGCAACAATGCCTTAGCTAAAGAAAAGGTGTTATATAGTGAAGTAACAAACATTCAAGTACTGCAATATGAAGAAAATAATGTTTAGTGATGCTTTCTGCCTCACGCTGGCGGTGCTGAACGGCTCAAAGACAATGACAAGGAGAGTACTAAGAGACAATATGCCGCTTGGTAATTGGGAAGAAACCCAAAAGCACTTGCCTTATAAGGTTGGCGAAGTTGTTGCGATAGCGCAAAGCTACAAAGAAGTTTACCCTAATGCTGACTTTGAAATGGTTGAGAATGGGTTTATGACGGAGTCAGCAGGTTGGAATAATAAAATGTTTGTCAAGCCCGACCTGCTTCCGCACCACATCAAAATTACTGATGTCAAGGTAGAACGCTTGCAGGATATTTCAGAAGAAGATTGCCTTAAGGAAGGTATAATATTTATTGAATCATTATCAGCTACTGGAGAGGATGCTTACTTTTTCGCTGTCAAACGTAAAGTGAGACAGATGTATGACAATATTCTTAAATTTTTCTCTTCTCCTCAAAGAGCCTACGCAGACTTAATTGATAAAATCAGTGGCAAAGGCACGTGGGAGAGTAACCCATTCGTGGCAGCATATAGTTTTGAATTGATTGATTAAGAATGAAGATATTAGTACAATTTAGCGGAGGCAAGGATAGTCAGGCTTGCCTTATCAAGGCGGTAAATGACTACGGCAATGAAAAAGTGGTTGCATGTTTTTCCGACACAGGTTGGGAGCACGAAGAGACTTACACGCATATTCACAATGTCTGCAGCCAATTAGGCGTAGAACTTATTACGCTCAAAAGCAGGAAGTATAAAGACTTTGTGGATATGTCTATTAAGAAAGGTCGTTTCCCTTCTACAATGGCAAGGTTCTGTACTTCTGAACTAAAAATAATACCTATGATAGATTATATTCTCTCACAAGATGAGAGTTTTATCATTATTCAAGGAATTAGAGCTAAAGAAAGTAAGGCACGTGCAGGCTATGATGTTGAGTGTTCATATTTCAAAGAGTACTTCAATGACGAAGTGAAAGGGTTGTATCATAAGAAAGCGGTGTTGGAGTGGTGCAAGACACACGATGCAAGCGTGTTACGTCCCATATTCCATTGGACAGCACAGGAGGTGATAGACTACATACTTGCCAATGACCAACGACCAAATCCTTTGTACGAACGTGGTTTTTCACGTGTTGGTTGCTTTCCTTGCATTATGTGTAGAAAGCGTGAAGTACAGTTGATTTCAAAAGATGAATGGGCAAGAAAACGGCTAATAGATGCTGAACAACGAATGAAAGATGAAACAGAAAGAGGTTCGTCTTTCTTTCCACCTACATACATTCCTAAACGTTTCTGCGCCAACGGAGAATACCCCACTGTGCAGGAGGTGTTCAAATATGTAAACCGAAATGACACAGAACTGGATATGTTTGAGCCAGAGGGAGGATATAGTTGTATGAGTCTCTATCACGGTTTGTGTGAATAACGAATAAATAAATACCAAAGCTGATAGTATGGACGAATTAATGAAACCTGCAGATATACAATTGTATGCAAAACCTTTTCTGTATAAGAAACTTTATTATGATGATTTCTGTGAAGTGAAAAGGAAATGTAAATCACGTGCAGGGTCAGCACCTTACGCAAGTAAGAGAAAAAAACGTAAAAAGTAAATATTATGAAGATAAATAATGAAGCGGAACTGCTAAATAAGTTCTGCGATAAAAGCAATTCTAACAATTTGCGCCCCTATCCATTTCTCAATACGAGGTACAACGAGGTATGGAGTACTGATGGGTATACTCTCATTAGGATAAACCCCGAAATTCTTGTTGGTGAATATATTAAAGAGCGTTTGCCAATGCCTAACTTAGAATATCCTTGCGAAAAGATTATCACTATTGAAGCATTAAACAAAGCATTAGAGGCGTGTCCTTTGGTTGATGAAGAAGTTGTCATCGAAGATGCCGTGGAGTGCGAAGAGTGCGATGGTACAGGAGAGGTGTATTGGGAATACAAGGACAATCATTTGCACACCCACGAACGCTTGATGGATTGCCCTATATGCGATGGCACAGGAGAGATGGAACACGAGAAGACAAAGAAAACGGGCAAGAAAGTTATTGCAGACGATGCCGTCATTGAAGTAGGGAATGCTTACATCTTCGCTAAGTATCTTCAAACTCTAAAGCAGGCAATGGATTTTCTTAACATTGCGTCTGTTAAGATAACACACAACTCGCCTAAAGGCGTAAATGAGTTTGTTGTAAATGACGATATACGTATCATTATTGCGAGTATGCTCTTTGACTATTCAAATGAATGCAATGCAGAATTAGAATTAAGATAATAACAATTAAAAGAAAAGTAAAAATATGGAAAGAAAAATTATTGAAAATGGAACAACTTTTAGGTGGCACAATTCAAAAGAGGAGCTTCCAAACCTTAAGAACGAAAAAGACACACTTACTTGTGTTGTCAAACGTAATGGGTGCCTGTCTCTTAGTGTATGGAACCAATATTACCAAGTATGGGACGATGAATTTGGCGACGATTGCGAAATGAGCAAGGAAACAGAACTTGAATGGTTTTCTCTTGATACGATGGAGGAAAGTGAAATTATTAAATTATAAGCAGGAAGGAATATATTAAAAGTAAATGAATTATGAAGATAAAGAAAATAATATCACAACATCGCCGAGATTTTCAGGCAGTATACGAGTGTGAACATTGTGGATATACTGTAAAAAGTTATGGATATGACGATGAGTATTTCCATAACGAAGTAATTCCAAACAAAGTATGTCCGAAGTGCGGAAAGAAAGCAGATAAAAATTATCGTGCATTAAGTACAAAATACCCAGACGGAATGACTGTGTAAATTAAAAACTATAAATTGAAAACTTATGAAAGTAGAATTACAATGCGGTGATACAATCGCTATTCCTGATGGTTGCAAGGCAATCGTTAAGGACGGAAGTGTGGTGTTTGAGAAAGAGTTCGAGGACGGGGACGTGCTTTGTTCTGCATATAGTGGTACAATGGTCATATTTAAAGAAAAGGAGAAAGACGGTAGTAGATATTTTTACTCTCATTACAACACTGACCGTAGTAGTAATAAAGGTTGGAATAGTGCAGCTTTTCGCCACGCCACCGAAGAGGAAAAGAAACAATTGTTCGATAAGATGAAAGAGCAAGACTTGCGATGGAATGCCGAAGAGAAGAGAGTAGAGAAGCTACTGTGGCGAGCAGATGCAGGGGAAGAATACTATTTTATTAACTCATCATTAAAAGTTATAAAAATTGAAGAATGTTGGAGTGTCCTCTGTAGCGAACACTATTCAGCCAACAACTACTTCAGAACCAAAGAGCAAGCCGAAGAGGCTGCAAAGCGTGTAAAGGAAACATTACGAAACTACCACGAAGAAATAGGAGAATGAAGATAACTGAACTAAGAATTGGCGACCGTGTGCAGGAAAAACACACACGGTTTCCAATGACCGTTGTAGGCTTATACTCCACGCTCGACGACCTTAAATCAGGCATGGTGGACCTCGATTTCGAGGGCAACGAGGGCGATGTGTGGATACTCAAACCCGAAGAACTGGAGAGGGTAAACACACTCTCCACAGATTGGGATAAAATAAGAATTAACACAGCCATTGCCAATATGCAAACACTGATGGCACAGTCGTGGCAAATGGAAGCAGACGAAGTGGCAAAGGTAGCCGTTGAGTATGCCGATGCGCTAATAAAAGAACTACAGAAATGAAAAGGACAAGAATGAACTTTTGGCTATGGACATTCATAACCATTATGTGGGAAGTTACCCTAATGGGTGCAATATCGCACCATCATTACAAAGACGTTTATCTTCCTTTTATAGGAATGATAATCAGTCTTATACCCACAGTAATTAACTTTTTAGCATTGGAAAGGAAGAGATGAAATTCAAACAAGCAATCGCCTTTGATGGGCGAAACCTTAACGACATATTTCGCCTACCGTGTGTTGAAAGTATTGACAAGGGCGAAAACGGCAAGCCATACATTAAGCTGTATCGTAGCTGTACGGAGGGCAGACTGATAGCCACCGTAGGCACCGTGCTGGTGCAGTTCGGCAACGACACTTGGCAAGTGTTTGGCAAAGAAGCGTGGGAAAGAGCCACCAAAGAATAGGCACGCAAATCTGTATCCATAGATATACGCTCGTATATCCCTAGATGTACAAGCGTAGATCCATAGATATAAAAACACAGAACAATATGACAATAGAGCAATACACTTATTTAGTAGCCAAATATGGCGAGGAAACTGTCTACCGATTCTTCAAACGGTCGGTGGACGCTTTAAAGAGAAAATATGAACGTATTTAAACCACAAACCCCATTCGCAGGAATAAAGCAAACCGACTTGGCGCAAGCGTGGCTGCAGAACCGCGAAACGCTAAACCACATCTCTGCCTTATTCCACGTAATAATAGGCGGAGCAAACAGCGTGGCGCAAACTGTTATGCTCGACACCATAAACTTGCTTTCCAAAACAAACCAATACAAAGGAAAGGCAAGGCACAACGCACGTTTGGCAGTGAAGAGATATAACAATTTCGACCGCCAAAATATGGACGATATGCGCAATAAGCAAATGGACAAACGTCAGTTCTATATGGACTATTTAGACAATTTGGAAGAACGACTGAAACCCGATGTGTTTCGTTTCAGACTTGCCATTAAACAAGTGTTAGACAAAAGGAACATTGGCGATAGCGAACTGAAATCGTACGTGCTATGTACCTACGAAATGCTGCACTACTGTGTTACGCTATTCGATAGGTTTATAGAAGAATTGCCGTCTATTCCACCCATAAATTTCAAAGAAACATACAGAGCTGCCCGATTGGACGGAGTGTTTACTGCGTGGGACAATCTTACGGACGTGCTTTGTAAAGATTGTTCCAGCATTCGATTAGACGACGACCCCAACTGCCGCCTTGCCCTAAACATTATAGAAACAAAAATAGTGTCGGAGCAAAGCATAAACCAAAGTGGCAAAGAAGCTCTAAGCCTCAACCCCACCATACAGCTGGAAGCCGACCGTGCCGAAATGAACCACCATCGCAAGCCGTTCCAACCATTGCAATTCACAGATACTCAAATGGAATATCTAAAGAACAACTACTCAACCACACGAAACATAGACCTTGCCAAAACGTTAGGCATCAGCCTATCGAAACTTAACAAACTCGCAAAAGAACTCAATTTAACTAAACAGAACTAAAATAGTCCAAAAATAGTCCAATTCTTGGACAGATATTGGACAGATATATAAAAACTCTTTTCAATTCATAATTATGTAGTAAGCCCCACCGTCCGTGATGGATAGTGGGGCTTTTTGCGTTTTATATTATTACAGCTATTTCCTTATACTATCTCTTATTCTCTGCACCACATTTCGCACACTTGGCACTCGCTTGTAAAGGTAGTATAAAGCTATGGCAATAGCAAATAGAATGCTTACACCTATTACGAGCTGCCAAAAGTTAAAAGGCTTCGATACGGCTATCTGCTCCACGTGGCGTTGCTTCTGCTTGTGTTGTTCGGTGGCGTGTACTTTTGTTCTTACCACTTTATTTGCTGTACTATCTTTCTGCACTGATACGCCTTTTTTATCACTCTTACGGCTTATCTTTGTTTCCTTGATAGTTTTTAAGCCGTGATGTATTACAACGCTGCCATCGCTCTTGTATTCTACCATTGGCGAATTAACATTCGTGTCGTGAGCAAAACAGCTTTCCTTGCCGTAATAAGGCGTGTCAAATATGTACTCACGAATGAGCGTGGTATATTCGTCTATGCGTGATGTGTCCACGAGTGAGTATTTCACGCTTGCCTGTTCCTTTACTGTTTGCGCACTATCGAAAGTGCGCTTTACATTCTCCACCTGTACGGCTTTCTTTGTCTTACAGCTGCAAAGTGTAATTAGGGTGCATATCAGCACGCCCCATATTGCTCCTATTAGTCTGTTCATATCTATACCTTTAAATTAAAACACTGCCTACGTTGGCTACCGTCAGGCTTCTTATACCCCACGTGTACCCAACGTGTTTTGCTGTTCTTTTCAATTATGATTTGGTCGTACAGATAGCCACGCTTGCTAAAACTATATGCCATAAAACGCTCGAACACGTCCTGCTTGCCGTTGGCTGGTACAATGTCGGCAGCATAGCCAGCTACGTGCGCACTGTTCTTCACACCGCCCACAGCCTTATTTAACTCTGGACTTCTGTACCCACTTGACACTATCAACGATGGTGTACCCAAATTGTACTGTTCGCAATACTTTGCCCATTCGGCACGTATCGCCTCCAGTAGCGTTATAGTCTCCGTCAGATGCACCCTAACCACTGCTGGGGGTGTGTTATCTATTCCTTTCTCTTGCGCCACCTTTGAGAAGCACAACTCTCCTATTGTAAAGTTTGCCATATTATATCATTAATATTAACATTACCACACCACCTATTACGCCTGCGAGTGCGTCTGTTAAGTCGAAGTTCTCTTTGCGCACGAAGTGGTCAATACATTCTTTTGCTACCATTACTATTGCAACGGCTGCCAATGCAGCTAATGCTCCAACGTGTAAGCGCATAATAGCTGCCACCATCATACCCACAATTAAATGTAGATACTTGTCGCTACCAACATCTGCCAACCGTTCAAATAGTTTGTATATTCTTTCTATCATAGCTCTTTTAAGTATAGGTATTCGACCTTGTTAAGCCGAATACCCCATTTACATTACAACACCTTATTCTCACCCTCGTAAAACTCTACAGATGGATAGCCTTTGGCAAGTATCTTCTGTTTTAACTCTTCGTTTACTGTGCCAACCACATTCCTAAATATTAGCTTTGGTTTATACTCATCTTGCGATACATCGGGTAGTATCTTTTCGGCAACGATGTTAATATCTAAGGCGTGTTCTTTATTCTCTTCCTCGAACTCAAAACACTCCACCTTGCTATCTTTAATAGTTGCTAAATAATAGTAAACGTTTTTGTTTGATTGTATATTCTTGGTAATTCTTACTTTTTTAGCAACGCAACCTACGAATAATTTACTTACGTTTTGGAGAATCTCATCTTGATTGTTGTTAGATATATATCCAGCAAAATATCCTTGCGCAGTTATAGTTAAAGTGTTTACTATGGTATCATTAAATGAATTTGATATATCGCATTGTCCCATAGAAAATAAATCTAAGTCTAAATGTGGAGCATTCATACCCTCAAAGCAGCTTGTTCCCGTAGTTGTTAAATAAGGGGTACTGAAGCAAACCTTTGCAAGTTCTAACTTCTCGTTAAAATCGGGGTCTGTTTCATTTGCTCCGTTCATATAACCACCCTGAAAAGTTGTCATCAAACTATCTATTTCAGTTACATTCTTTAAAAAGTAATCCAAAATTAAAGGATATGAAGAGTTTGCGCTTGTGTCTAACCCTGCCACCCACGCTGCTGCTTTCTTCTGTAGGTCGGTGTAGTGGTCGGTTTCTTTCTCCACAATCTTTTCTACTACTTTCTCCACTACACGTGGCTCGGGTAATTGCAATTGTAGCGCATCTCCATTGTCCTCCACAAGTTCTATATTGGTTGTGGTGGTTAGGTTCTCTTGTCTGATACCATCTTCGGTGTAGTCGGCATCGGGGTGATTTATGACTGCTGACACTATAAGCCTACCTTTGGCAAGACCGTGATTGTCGAAGAACATAATCAACCGTTCTCCGTCTCGCTTGCAATGGCTATATACGCCTGCTTTGCGCTCTGCTTTGTACACAGTGAAACCTCCCTCTGTCTTTGCCGTTAGCGTAAAATCAGCATCAGGAAAATCTTCTACTTCTCCATCTCTAACTACTTTCACTTCGAGAGGAAAGTCGCTTTTGTAATTGATGCGAACAACGCCATCTTTGTGTTCTCCGCTTTGTCCTAATAATACTGTTTCCATTGTGTTTGTGTTAAAGTGGCTGTGCCTATTCTCTCGAACTGGCAACAGCCTGAATAAAACAATAAATAAATATACAAAACAAAATTATGAAAGTAAAAGTCCTAATACTGTGCCTACGATACCTCCTGATAGCCACGACACGATGCGTGTCCACTGCCAACGGGTGCCCACTTTAATGAGTAAACGAAACGCTTCTACCATAAAGCTGACAACGGCTACTACTACTAAAGAATATACACATACATTTACCGCTGATACGTCTGCTTTTGACGAACCTATCGTTATAAAGAACGATATTAGTAAGCCTACTAAGGCTAATAAGATGTTACTACTGCTGAATGTTTTCATTTTTATTTTCTTCTTTTTTTTATTATGAAACTATAAAATATCTGCTTTGTCGCTATCTGCCTTTCCGTTGGTACTCTTTAAATACTCGTTCAGGAAAGGTATTTTATCAATCACCTTTAGGGTTAATACGTAGTAGACGAAGCCTGCCACCTTCCACATCGTGGTATTCTCAATGAGCATCATACGCCAATTTCTTACTATATTTGTAGCGTAGAACCAAATAGCCACACCGCAAAGAGCTTTTACGACGCCTAAGGTTTCCGCACCTGCATGCAAGAAATAGCCTGTAAGAAATATAGATGCTGTCATTACAAAAAAGACAGCACAATGGTAAAAGAATACCATTGATTTCTTCAAATCCCATCTTTCGCCATGCTTAAGACCTGCAACCACACCAAATATGTAGTTCAGTGTGAATACTATCAACATAGCGTACATAAAGTCCCTAATAGGAAAGAATAGACTTAGCATACCACTGATGATAGAACAGATAACATATTTGAATTGTTCTAAATAATTCATAATTTCCTCCTTTCTTGTTTAAGACTTATTTCACTCCCATTTTTCCTTGTTCTATCATATTGAATATGGCTAATACGCCTTTGTAGGCTGTTTGTCCGCCATCATCGGGTAGGGTTTCCCACTGTCCGCCAGAGAAGTGCTCTGTGTTGTGGGTATATGTTGCTTGACGGTGCGGGTCTAACACATAGGATGGGGATTCGCCTTGTGTTATCAGGGCTACTCTGTCGGTGAATTGTAGCACTTTGGCAATAGTGTTTGTGGTGTCGGCTTGATAGGACACGGTGTGTAGGTAGCCATCTATGACTACTTCACAGGTTACTAATTCCTGTTTTCTTAAAATTTTGGTTTGAATGTTCATAATTCTTTTATTTTAATATTACACTAACATTTCTCCTCTTATCCAATTCTTATTGTAATAAGTTTCTTTTCCAGTTTGAGGATGAACCGATATTTTCACTTCAAGAGCGGCAAAGTTATTCGGAAGAACATCGATAGATGTACCTGCTCCCCAAATGTTTATATAGCTCGTCGATTGGTTATATATAGCTATTGTTTCTCCTATCAATGTTCTGGCTATTTCAAAATCACCATCACCAAGATAACCTCCACTACCGGGCAATGTTATAAATATATCACGATCGAACGCCCCCTTAAATGTTGCGATTGCGCTTATTTTTCCTGCCATAAATACGTAATCTCCAGAGGAATTGATTATTGCATATTTGGCGATGTTCTGTTGGGTTACTACCAGCAT